AACATATTTAAACGAGAAAGTCTCCCATAGCACCTCCCCTACGGGTCGGTGCATCCAAGGTACCCCCCGGGGGTCGGACTTCGTCCTCTTTATCCAACCACGTACCTTTCTCCTGATTAGCATTAACTTAAAAACTTACGATTATGATCGCACAACTCATCATTCCGTACACTAAGGTAGTTAAACTGGCTGACGGCCGCGTATTCAACTATAAAGACTACAAGCGTTCTGCTCCAATGTCTGTCGAAGACATTTGCAAACGCTACGGCGACTGGATGTCTTCACATCAGAACTGGTCCATTCGTCCTGTCGACGTTAAATGCGACTTCTAACAGGCAGGCGGCTTCGGCCGCTTGCTTCTCTTTTAACAGCTTGGTGGACACACCTTGCTGTTTTTAGACCGAGGGTCGCTCTTCGAGCTCCTTATCCAATCTCGTTCTCGGTCGACCTTCGGTCTCCTTATCCAACCTCGTTCTTTTCTGTGGATTAGCCTTATTATATTAATTTATAAAAGGTGGCCTTAGAGATAAGGTCTTGAGATGTTGCGAAACATTTCACACGAATCCCATATGCATAGTCATGATTAATATATGGCCCTTCGGGGTCATATTCGGGTGCTATGGTACTCTGTCAGATGATAGCGACAGTGCGTAGGTTCGATTCCTACGGCATCCACAGCGAGAAGGGCAGCGAGGTCGTTGCCCAGCTAAACACACAAAATCATGAACGGAAAAATCACATCGGTGACTATCACCACGGTAACGAAGGAAGGCAAAGCCAAAGGTAACAAAGTAGTCCGCGTTAAGCTGAAGGACGAACGTGACCCAATCTTCGGACAAACCATCGAGATGGTTCTCGTACCAAACCGCTACGACAAGGACCTTGTCAACTTGTTCTGCCAGCACTACGCAGACAGCGCTCCTGACGTCCCAGATGCATGGGGTCGTCCTCAATGGAAGCCTGCACAGCTGAAAGACGCGTCCAAGCCGTTCCCTGCCGACATTCTTCCCAATGTCTTCATCGAAGAGATTGAGATGCCGGACCAGTACATCGCTTGCGATGACAACGGTCAACCTCGTGAAAACGCTATCCCTCAATCCAAGTTCACGGTCGTGAGCTGGAAAGACATGGATGGCAACTATCGCAGAGGCTTCTCTCCCACCGAACGTGTAACTTCACTGTTGCACGCAGGTTTCTACAAGAAGTACGAAGCTGACAGCATTGCACCGGCTGACAGCGACGATCTTCCTATATAACCCATCACGCCTATCGAGGTCGGGCGTTCTAAATACGACCTCATTCATCTTCTTAAACACTCACGACAATGAAGAACTCCCTTGCTTTTACAGCAATCATCCTTACGTGCCTGTTCGTAGGCTTCGTAACCGGTTATGCAACCGGTACATCTGATGGTGATGCAGCCGCTTACACTCAACAAAAGCGAGCTACTACCGCAGAAGACTCTCTCGCTATCTACCGAAAATTCGCTGACCGAGCACTCACACTGCTCGAAGCTCTCGGCATCGATGACGACTCAGTCGATCCCTTCTACGACGGCGACGACGCCAAGGCATACGCAGTCTCAAGCGCATACAGACGCTTCTGCGACGCCTACAACAAGCTTGCTGGCATCGACAGCTTGCAACAGCTGCCTCCTGCGCAAACACGCACGCAAGCACGCTGATCGCCTCAGGGAACGGCCGAAAGGCCATCCCTGCGGGGCCTATTCGTATAATATTGCAGATAGTAAAATTCAAAAAAGAACAAAATGAATATCGAACAAATATTGCGGGATGCTATCGAACGTAAAACCGCAAAGATTCTGAAAGAAGAGTACGGACTCGAAATGCCAAAAGAGATCGCAGATAAGTTATCTAAAGACGACCAGGATTGCGAAGATTACCAAATACGATTAACAAACGTTGGTGATCACAAAATCCGTGTTGTAAAGGTTTTGTTTAATAGCATGGATGTAGATCTCAAAACTGCAAAAACTCTTGTGGATCAAGCACCATCAGTAATCAGCCAATGTTTAACATTTGAACGTGCGACTGAAATCATAAAACTATTGAACAACGCTGGAGCAACTGCACACGTTGAGAAAATAGGATGCGATGATGATCCGTTGGATCAGACAGTCATTCCACCCGATGAGCAAAATGATCAAGATGAACAAGATCAAGATAAACAAGACGAGAGCGTAATCCCAACAGGCACAACTTCGAAGCATGTCTACCAACTTGTATTAACAGATCCTAGTGGTGGTGTTCACCGTGAAGATATTGCAGATATTGTAGAACAAACTGAAGGCAGCAAACCATATGCCAACTTTGTACGTACTTGCAACGCGCCACTTGTGATAGCCCGAAATTTGAACTACTTTATAGCCGGTGAGCTAAAAAAGTTAATAGTGAGCAAAGGTGGTGATGCCGTTATCGAAGAAACAATTAAGGTCGATTAGTCATGGAACAGAAAAAGTATAGACTCACTACTAAAACAATGTGTTTCGATGGTGTAACACTTCATAGGATACAGGCTATCAAAGACTTTGGAAATGTCAAAGCTGGGGAGCTTGGTGGATGGATCGAAAGTGAAAGAAACCTCTCACAGTCTGGTAATTGCTGGATAACCATGGAAGCTAAAGCCTATGGTGGTGCAGAAATCGGTGACAGTGCTATATTAACGCGTAAGGCAATAGCATGTGGAAACTCAACCATCTGTAATGACACACTCGTATCTGATGAATCAGTAATCCGTGGATTTACGTATCTGTATGGTAATGTTAAAGTATACGGAAAATCGGTGATAGATGGTTATGCACAACTTCACGGAAATGTTAAAGTGATTGGTGCAAAAGTCATCGATGCCGAAGTATATGACCATGTCATTATATGTGATGGTGCATACGTTCATGGACGTATTAAGATAGACAGAACCGCATATATCTCAAATGGTGCCGAGGTGTGTAAGACAGATGATTACATTGTCTTTAAGAACTTTTGGAGTTCCGGAAGATACTTTACATGGACTCGTTCAAATAACAAATGGCACGTTGGGTGTTTTCGTGGTACTGGTGAAGAGTTGATAAAAAAGGCCTACCAAGATAGTGAAAAATCTGGTAGAGAATACGAGAGGGTTGTGAGGTATGTCGAAAGCATCCTTGCAGATGAACAAAAAGAATAAACAAAATATGGAGCCGAAACCGAAAAAAGATGATCATGATCGGTTAGATCCTGGTCATAAAATAGGACTCTTGATCCTATTATTCATATTCATGCTTTTCGCGACTCGTGCATGTGCTCAAACAGCACAGTATGACACAGCTGTCGTGAAATATCAGAATATCGAACGAATTGTATCTCAAACAACAGACAAAGGTGCAGTTCGTTACTACGCAGTTTACAACGATAAACAAGAGAATATCTCAGAACTAATCCCTGTTTCTAAGACTGTTCTCTCGTACATCAACGCATGTAAACAGAATCAAATTGAACCATCATTAGCTATCCGTCTTAAGAACGGTATCATTGTTGGTTTGATACGATACAAAACCAAATACATTGTTAAAAGGAGACGATAATGATGTACACGCCTAAGCAGTCCGGCGTTCTAAATAGGACTGCACAACATTTAAACACTCAAAACAATGAACAAAGCGGTTATAGTAATTATAACAGCCATAATCAGTGTATTTATTGGCTGTTCTGCTGGACAAATGAACATGACTGGTGACATGAACCGGGAAATCGCAGAGATGAGCCGTTACTACAAGAGTCAGTACAAAGACACTCTTGATGCATACAAACAGTATGTAGCAGCAACGGAGAATCTGCTCAGTGAATCCCAATTCTACGACAACTTCGATCCGTACTATAACGGACCTGATGAGATGAAACGTAGAAAAGGTGTCGCATACAATAAGTATTGCGATGCTTTCAACAAGATATCGAAATCTTATGGAATAACCCCAGTCACTTCATACTAACAAGTTTTAATCAATAAAACATGGAAATCGAAAGCAAAAAGAAGACGTATAGCAAGCGTCGTAAGAGCAACAAGCGTAATCGTAAAGTTGCACGTCATCGTAACGGAAATCATGGTGTGATGAACAAACACCAATTACGTGAGTTCTTTAGCCATAAGTTTGGTGCCACAGAGGTCAGTGGTTTTATTGCACCTCTATTACGTTACGAAACTCCCTTTGGTGATGAGATAGATGTGTCATTCATCGCAGACAAGAATGACAACATCTGTGGTGTGAACGAAGGCTTCATCGTAGAAGCTGGTCTTGACAAAACTCCTTTTGACAAGGAGGATGTTGTCATAGTAATGAACATCTACAGAGGACAGAATCTGTGCCTCGTAGCAGAATCAGGGAGGGTTGTGCGATGAACGAGACGCTTATCGATTTGAAGAAGATTGTCGATGTCACAAGAGACAAAGACATCAAAGATCCAGGTTTGCTGAGACCTGTGATCGGCGCAATCAATGATGTACTCGTAAAAAACACGAACATCGAGATTAAGGGTGCAGACAACAATCAAATTGTCATTGAAGTAAGTTATCACACGCGTCAGAAAATGCAGCATGTAATCAATGACAAGGAGATGTGCACTGCGCTGGCTAAGTTGTTGATCGATGTGTATGCGAAATTCAATCGCATAAGCAACATCATAAATGATTACAATAAAACCAAGTGTCATGAGTGATGAAAAAGATCAAGAACTGTATGAGAGTTCTATAAACTACAATCCGGAAACCGTTATCCATCAGGATAAACTGTACTGTAAAATAGTACACAATATGAATCTGATTCACGAAGAATACAGAAAACAAAATCTTTGCTACTTCATGAATATGCTCATAAAACGTGAAGGTATTCGTTTCTGGATAACAGACACTGAATTTCATCTTGAGATTCCATTGCCTGATAAAGAACTTTCAGTTGAGGAGATTACTAACATATCGAGTGATATTGAACAGTTAATGTCATTATTACAAGGTATCATGTGTGATTGCGTAGAGGCAAACCAAGAACTAGACGCAATAATGAGTCAAATGCAATGAAAATAGCTAAGACGGACAAACAGGGCAACCCAACATCAAAACTATTCTTACGAATAGGTGGTAGCTCTATTCTAATCGCAAGTAAACTGACAGTTGTACAAGCTGTATTGTTGAAAAAGCAGATTGAGAAGTATACGAAGGAAACAGGTTCAAAGATTAATGGACATTTATACACGGTCCAATAATATGCGAGTACATTATTTAAACGTAAGTAAGATCATATGTGCAGCAACAAACAAAGCCATTGCTGAACACATCGGATCTCAAGAAATTGAGATTCATGTAAATCCTGTGAAAAGTATGCGTGAGTGGTTACAAAAAGACTTTGTAGAAGATAAAACCATGTTGTTGAAACTAATGGTTCCATACAATCATGATAGGTCAGAACTTCTTGAAGTACATGCGTATAAAAAGGTCATTGTGGCTGGACAGCCCAAATACAGACTGTATGTACGTAAAGTAACAAAGAATAGACTTAGAGAACTAACAAATATGTTTGGAGATCTACGTCTCAAACCAACTCAGTTTTTAACTGATTAACATTATCCCCTATAGAGCATTCCCACTCTATGGGGGATTTCGTTTAATGTAGCCATCGAAAGATGAGAGTCACAAGCCTCTATAAATACAGAGTGAACGAACATATATGTTTAATTTAATTCATTATCAAAATGAAACATTTCATCAAAGCATCGCTCATTGTAGCGGTAGTGTGGGCTGTTGTCGTAAGCATGGCGTTATCAACGTCATCGTGCGAACATAAGCCCGACGTAACACCGGTTGATACCACAACAGTGGTTTCAAAACCGGCTGAACAGTGGTCCAGAGTGACGGACTTCTTGAGTTGGGTCAATGACGAGGCCAACAACAATTATTGCGACAGTATCATCTTTAAGGCAATGTCGCCTGAAGACTTGTACAATGTTGCAACTGTTGTTTCGTCAAAGAGCGAATCATTCACTAAAAAGGATATTGTACGAGAGTTTCTCGATCGTAAGGATGTTTATTCCGCCTTACGAGGAAAACACACGGCAGATTCTATAGTATGTGATACAAAAGACACTATCATTGATGGTGTCAAAGTCCAACTTATAAACACTTCTCGCTATGAGTAAAAAAGCAGAGTTCTTCCGCAGATCGGCAAAGTATATTGTCGTTGTGGAGTACAACGGTAAGATGCCGAGTATTGAAGATCAGAACAGGATTATCGAAGCATTCGTTAGTCTTTGTGCTGATGGGATCGTGAATTATCCGACTGTAGCCGTTCTCAACAAAGACGACATCACGAAGATTATTGCTAAGCACGTTGCTAATGACAATGGCCAAGATTGTCAGCCCACAATGGTGGTATCACCTGAAGAGGCGGCCGCAAAGGTTATTGGTAATACTTTTGAGGACAAACTCAAGACTGGCAATGCTGCGGTAATCACACTTGCACTTAACGCAGCACTCGTGAGACACCTGAATAGCGATGCAGATGTGTCAAAAGCACTTCGCAACGCGTTCATAGTACTTAGCAGAGACAACGCATTTATCAAGATACCTCTTGATATTCGTGAAAGGTACAACATCACGAAAGAGGTTATCAACATCATTCGTGATCTTGCACTTGTACACAAACTCCGTTAGTATGGGTAGATCGTACAAAGATTATCGTAAAGATAGTCAGCCTGTAAAGGCAAAACGTCATAAACAAATGACGCCGTACAACAGATCCTTCAGACATAGCACAGTGTTTGATGAAGATTTAGACAAATATGTGCATTAGTTAACTTTTAAACATTTATCAAAAATGGCAAACAAAAACAGTGTAAAGCCTGAAAAGGCAACAACCCCGGTAGTAATGACCAGCGACAACGTGATGGACGTGATCAACGCTAAGAATCTCGGTAGCTCTGAGATGGCCACGAAGATCCAGGAAGAGCTCAAGAACGAGCAGGACGAGCGCATCAAGGATATGAAGAAGACGCGCTTCTCACGCGCCTCATTCAAGGAGGCAAAGACTCTCATCGATGTTCGTCGTCGCAAGCGCGAGATGGAGATCACCAAGGAGGAGTTGGTCCGTCGTTCAGACTTCGTGAAGTTCCTGATGGGCTTCGAGGTCACACGTGAGTTCCTCGATCATCACAAGGTCAAGGGCGATGAGATGACTCTCAAGATGCCTGGCAAGGACAACAAGCTTGAGGACAAGAAAGTCAAACTTGGTGACAAGTTCGAGCCGTGTATCGACATCACCGACTACGATGTCTGGGAGGGCAAGATCAACGACGACATCTACGAGCTTCGTCGCAAGTGCGATGACCAGTTCGACAAAGAGATGAAAAAGGTCAGACTCGCATTTGGCGAGTACTACAAGTGGTAATCTATCATCAGATAGTATCTGTAAATAGAACTACAAAGTCCAACTCAAGAGCCTAAGAGCCATGAGCGTTTTTGAAATATTAATAACTCGATGTATCACTCAATATGACCGCAGATGGATCATGATTGTTTGGAGCCGTAGAAACTTATTTTAAAAACATAAGAATTGACTTATCACACAGAGCCATGAGCCAATGTGGGACGAAAACACTCTAACAGGGGTGGATAAACTACTGTCGTATCAAATGATCGAACATGCAAGAACTATAAGTCTTTAAGGCCTCTACATATGCGTGTAGGTCCCGTCTTGAAGTGTGTTTTATCAAAGAGAATATAGTTAGCCCAAACAGAATCTTGAATCAGTTTTGGAATCTCTAACTATCGCAGTATTTCGTAGCGTGCTGCATCCATAGGGAGTTTGGCCATTCTCTATGGAACTATGTGTGGGGATGAGTTAATCATGCAAGACGTGGGTTCGAGTCCCACTAGGTCCACGATTCAGTTGAACACTAATTTTTCAGTCAAAGTTTTTTAATTGATGTTTTTTAATTATTGTTTATTATCGTAACTTACAGGGTAACGGTTCGTGAGAATAGTTACTCATTTTATGGGCCTAACTGGTTTTGATTGTATGAGGAAGTAAATCCATTAACTGCGCATTAAACATCAACTGGCGATTATAATATCGTAGATTACACTTACGTAGCGTAAGTGCTAATCAGGTTCGACTACCAAAGTGTCATGGGTGAGTAATTAGGACTGTATGGGGTTCGATCCCCCACACCCAACTAAAACAAGATCAATATGAAACACTCATCAAAAGGTTTCCGAGGAATGATACGTGACAGATTGCCTGTACATGTTGATATTGCTTTACAAATTTGTAAGTGCAAAAATAATTATATTGAGCACATATATAACAAGTTTGTAAAACATGTGCCTGTAGAACAAAGAAGTCTTGCTGTAAAGCAAGCTCTTGGTTTAAAACAGGCTGTGACTGCTGAAGATGTGAGAGTATGGTCATGGAAACATGCAAACATACTTAAACAACGTGGGTACAGTATTCACAACATACCGAAAAGAATGTTTTTCCATACGTTTTGGACAAGTATTGATTTTCCAGATTTAGATAAAGATGTCTTCGAAAGATTCAAAATAGCTGATAAATGGGTACAATATCTACAAAGAATGTATCCTGTTTTCAAAAACATATATGATATAAATCATAATGTGCTATACAAATCAGAAAAAGACACTATCGAAGAGTTGGAATCGAAATACAAGTTAACTCAAGATGTAGTAAAAATAATTCTAAAGCACATAAAACATGGTACGTAATCAATTCCCATTGAGCGCAGGCACATATATGTGCCAACGCGACACGGACCTCATCATAATCGTGGTGAAAGGTCTGTTTCCTACGTTACAATTAGACGGAGGTTTTGACTTGGGGTATTTCCTCAAGAAGCGCAAACTAAGAGAAGCATCAAAAGAGATACTGGCTAATATTGAGCTGTTCCCTGAGATGTGGACCTTTACACCTATGCGTGGCATGAACTATTCTGTTTTTGCAAAGAACGAATTCCATACAACAGGAAAGCTCGAACTCCCGATGGATAGGGAGACCGATATCAAGGAACAGTACTACTTGCTCACCCAGCAAGGAGTGTCTAGTACCAAGATTATTCGAGCTCTTGTACAAGAATTTAAGGTTTCGGTGGATACCATCTGTGATTTAATAAACGGATTTGATAGGCAAGCTCTATGTTAATAGATCATATCTTTACTATCAAGGATAAGAACAACTCATTACGAAATCGTTACGAACTACTCTTGCCGTTTGTGAAGCAACATTCTCACTTAGTGGCGATAAATCGATATGAGACGTTCGGACCGTATCCACCAACCTTTATTACTAGTCATATGTTTGCAGAGATGTGGGACTTCAACCAATGGATACTCGGGAATATCCTGTGTGAACTTGGAAGAGCCAGCTATCTCACAATAGGAGTATTACTTCGTATAGCAACATCTAAGCTGAATAAGCTTGATTTAACTAAAGAAGAAAAGCGCTTAATTCATACGAATATGACTAGAAACATATGGAATGAATTCTACAGAATAGAGAATGAAGAACTTCCATTCTAACCCTGAAGACAGGAGGGAGTAGGCAGATTGAGGCCCTCCTGTTTACAATGCACACAAAAATGCAGATTATGTATGAACTTACCAGACATTACTCCAGAAGAAATAACTCTGGTTAAGAACGCGAAAGAAGGAAAACCGCATTCCTTCACTGCTCTATTCAAGAGATATAAACATTTTGTAGATCATGTGCTTTACGAATATGTAAAAGACATGGACGAGGCACGTGATTTAACAAATGTTGTATTTCTTAAGATCTACCAGAAACTCCCAAGCTTCACTGAATATAAATCATTTGGTGGATGGTTGAGAGTTATCTCAAATAGAGTTGCTGTGGATTATTTACGATTACGTTCGAAACACCGATTTACAGAAGATGTTGAAAAGGACTGGGTTGTACCGAAACAGAAAGAAGTTAATGAGACCGATCTGATCAATCGGTTGATTTATCAGGAGTCTGTGGACTACTTTAAAACCCTACCACATCCTCAAGGTCGTATAAACGAACTATATTATTGTAATAGTTACACAGTTGATGAGATTTCAAAAGCCTTATTCGTGCCCCTAGGTACTGTAAAATCAGTCCTATTTAGGACACGTAAGGAATTACGTAAACTTTTTAAACATTAACAAAATGAGTCTACTTATTTATTGCATCGTAGCTGTGCTTCTCGCTTTCGCCATTGGTCGATCAAAGCGTTCAGCAAAGCTTTTTTGGCTGCTCATTACCTGTTTCGGTATTGGTGCCATTGGTGCAGCTATCTTCTCTTCGTGTGAGAAGGTTAAGGAGACTGATGATGTTGAGAAGAAAGCTTTCACGTCGATGAACGCTGGGGTGCAGAAGTCAGCCATTGTTGCAGACATTGCCCCAGTGTACATTGCTCTCTTTGAGCAACCTTCGATGAGTCAGAAGCAATCTTATCACTATAACATCATTCCAGTATCTCATGCTGCAAGTAGCTCTGACATTACTGTCAGAGGAAATTTCGTCAATCTCTTAAACCCAGGATTAGTGTTTAAGTACTTTGACACATCATGAACCTAGAGTCTTCCATGCGGATAGATGATAAGTTCATTCATTAAATTAAGTTTAACAGTTTAAATCATTATCAAAATGAGCAAGAAGAACAAGAAGAACAACAAAGTTGTGACACCTCCCGTAGTTGAGACTAAACAGGAGGAGAGTGAGGTTAAGGACACGAATGTCCAGGTGGATAACGAGCAGAATGCTGAGCAGAATGCTGATACCAAGGTGGAGACTCCTATGGTTCCACCTCAGCTCGATTTGCCGCTCATGCCGAGTACTACTGTGCAGGCAAACGGTCTCGATCCCAATCATCAGGTGGACCTGATTAAGATGACGTACGAGTACTACAAGAAGTCTCCGGACCTCATCCAGAAGTTCAACATTTCGCAGGACGTTGTCGACAACATGAATCATGTCAACATGATTGCTGTTGCCGCAGCATGGGCCAATGAGATGACATTCTCTAAGACCCCGTTCGCAGGAAAGCTGCGTACCGCAGTGCTGCCTGAGATGGCAAGTGCTCTTAAGGAGCTCGGTATCAAGGCAGACAAGATTCTCGCCTTGCCGTCTTCATCTGACGGTACTACGACCGTCACGTATAAGGATGTTAAGATTCCTAAGACCGTAAAGGACCAGATGAAGGCCGAGAACAAGCTCCAGCAGGAAGAGATTGAGCTCGACCCCACGAAGATTCATAACAAGACTGAGGTCTTTAAGACCGTCCAGTATCTTCTTACGAACAAGGGTGCTGTCTACAGCAACATCAAGGCCGCTGTGAACTTCTATCGTTCATGGCTTCTCATCCAAGCTAAGGATGATCAGGCCGAGAAGGACCGCATCAATGCACGTACTGTCAAGGATATTATCCTCGACATTGCAGACTTCACTAACGCATGTCCTTTCGTTCTGAAGGGTGTTGGTGGTTATCTGCTGCGTCTTACGATGACTCACAATAGTATTGTTCCCGCATTCTGTATTATGCGTAATACGGTACGTGACAAGGTGACCGGAAAGACGACATGTGACGAGCAGGAGATTGCCGACATCTGTTATGCAGTTGTCAATTGGGCAGCTAATGCTCGTATCTCTGAGAAAAAGAAGAACATCGAGGTCCTTAGCGCAGACAAGAAGCACAATAAGGAGGCCATCGATTGTGTCAATGCTGACATCAAGGCCATTGAGGACGTTATCTCAATGCTCGATAACCCGAACAGCGACTTTGCTAACAACGTTCTTGATAACCTCAAGAGCGATGATGCAACAGTTGTTAAGCACGCTCAAGAGGCGTTCGGAATCATCGCTAAGTGCTACTATCCAGGCACTGACCTCCGCAAGCGTTACACCAACCTTGCGGACAACGTAAAGCAACTTGCTGGAATCATCACGAATCTCTTCCGAGATCCGATGAGTCCGCTTAGTAACTTCAACATCGCAAATCTCGACCAGGAGCTCATTGAGGCTCCGAAGGACGAGGAGAAGCCTACTGAGACTACTGAGAAGACTGACGAGTCTTCTGAGGAGTCTAAGGAGACTTCTGAGGCAAACAATCCTGAGAAGGCTGACGAGTCTTCACAGGATTCCAAAGAGTCTGACGAGACTGCTGAGGAGACGCCTGCAGAGGAACCATCTAAGGAAGAAAAAAAAATGACTCCGAAGATGTCGCGCAAGATGAAGAAGGCTGCGAAGAAGCTCGGTCTTTCGCGCAAAAAATAACTGCATGCGCAACGAAGATAGCAGTCGCTTTCAAAGAGTTGTTTTCGTAAAAAACAAAAAAGCTATCAAAGCTATGGGTAAAATATCAGTTTTGTCGTTCTGTGTAATATTCTTATTCTTAGGAATCAAGGGTATGCGCAGTAACTTGACGATTAGTGGCCCAACTCAGACAGTGTCTGCAAGTCAGCCACGTGCACCTGGTTTTGACATAAACCATTTGTACACTAACGCCTTGGCTCAACAGCGAGATACTGTACGTGATACAGTATACGTTGAATCAAAGCAAAGTTCAACACCAATGAGCGTGACGGTTGTGGCACCCAAACGCAAACAGATTAAGTATCGTACTCGCAACAAGTCTTATCTGTTCATAGCAACACCACGGGATCGTGCAAAGCTCTCCCTCGACTCAGTACTGGCGGACAGTACTATGCGCATATCAGAATTGACATGTGTAGGGTCGAAAAACGTAAAAAGCTTAGCGAGGGATTGACGAGGTCTCCTTCGGTCAGTACATTTTAGTTATGTCTCATTAGCATAGGTACTATATCGGTAAGACCACAGCTTGTCACTGAATCCGATGAATTTAGACACGGTCGAGGATAATCACTACCGTTAAACGACAACCAACGAACTTGATCCGAGAATATGTTAGCCCTCTCAAAGGGTGAGAAACTCAAAAGGTAGGATGAAATGCTATGAATGTGAAAAACTCATAGTAAGTAGGGTCAGCGTTGTATCAACCCTACTCTGTACACACATGAGAACCGTCTGGCGATGTGTGTATATGAAAAGACGCATAAGTCTCAAGAAGAGCAAAACGAACCGTATCGATAAGTACAACAATGATACTAAGTTATGCATTAACGTACACGAGTTGACATACATACAATTCCAACCTGTATGTAAGTATCAATAGCTTAGTTTAGTGTCACACGCCTCCAAAGCGTGCATTGAGGAACGAAGAATTTCATGAAGACTATGAGAGTACTACTCATAGGGTGACCATTAGGATAGCCGTACGGAAATCCCACTGGTTCGATTCCAGTGATCTCAGTTGAATGGGAGACCGGGGATGGGGTGCAATAGTACAGATTGAGACCGCCAGGCTTTGGTCGTTTATGCGGTATATAAAAGTAAAATGACCAGACTCTCGATGCAGGAGAGTAGTAGGAGTGAAAGCCTTGCCCGACACGAGACCGGGTTCATAAGTCTGATGTTAAGTTTACAACTAGCCTTTAGCAAGCAATGTTGTATTCAAGCGAAAGCGAGTAGGGTGACGCCGGATAGTCAGCCTAGGCTACAGGATAAGTAGCAAATAAAAAACAGAAGAACTGATCGATTCGAAAACCAACATGCCAAGTTGGAAGGACCTCCGTCAGTTGTTAATACGAATAAGTTTTAGTAGTGTTAAGTATATATGGTACTTTTTAAGACTATGGTACGAATGGCTTGGAGCCAGTAAAAATGTAGAATAAACGCCTACAAGTCGTAGCAGAATGCTTTTAACTTACCATATCAGTCTCCTTGACACGAAATCAACCGACAGTCGTAGACGTATTTATAGAGTTAATTAACATGTTTAACAGTATGTCCTCCGGATGGAAGTAACGCTCACTATATCATACGTTGTAAGTATGTGAACGAGAACGGATAAGCTATCGTTGTAAGATAGACACTGCCTGTACCTCCCGGAAAGTTACTAATGGAATACACTATGTCGAATAGATAGGTAAAGCGCATACAGCAAATATGCGTGTATCGAGTCTATAGAACATATATCGTGAACCTAGTAGGCAGCTTCGTAGCCCATGAGACGCAGTGCAAAAGCGTATGCAGGTTTGGTTCGGTAACGCGGCCATAATCACACTCCCCTGTCTCGGGATGTTGTGATAAGCAAGAAGTGGGTGATAATTAGTAATAGCGATAGGGTTGAAGTCCCAAGTAATATTTCATGAAAAAGAAGAACTGACAGCAAAGTCAGGGCAAAAAAGCCGTAGATACGCTTAGTATGTTCGATAATGAAACGCACTCCTCGCGTACTCTCTACTGGAAGAGAGCAGGGTAGGTTTTCGAGTAAGACGGATGATTTATGTCTCTACTATAATCATCTTGAGGAAACATAGGCTTTTGTTGCTTTTAGCCTTTTATGCAAGCAACTCGGATGGAAACACAAAATATATCCGATCTTTCAATTTTCGTTGGTTAAGCCAGATTGAATCGAAATTTTGTCAACGTATTTATACTATGAGCATTAGTCGAGACGATTTGGTTGTTAGTAAAAATCATAAATACAAAAACTATTGGAGGTCTAGAAGAGTCCCTGAACCAGACCTTCAAGAGTTATACGTATACACAGAAGTGTCAAGGATCATTCAAAGCTTTCCTGACGGTGACTATAGAGTAAGGGCTTAGCTAATCCTACCGTTGGATTCCCAAATACACTGATTGAGCTTCTTAAAGGAATATAAAGGTGTAGGCTATAGAAGATAAAAGCGGCACACCATGTGTGCATCCTTTGAACGTATGACTTAAAACAAATAAACCATTTCAGAGATAAATAACATTGTGTAATTCGTATCGTTGGTCAATCACTGACGATCTCAAAGAGGATACGAACATGGAGAATAAAGTAAAAATTGACGCAGCAGTTCTGCGGGGTAATCGTATGGAGTTGAGTAACATTGGTGGAACGCTTGGTGGACGGTTCTTCCGCCTTAACAAGCACGCAATTGACGATGAATATGGTAATCTCATCGCACAGATTCGTAACACGGGTAACAAGGAGTTGTGTCTCAACCGAGGCATCAACCGGTATGCAATCCAGGGCTTCGATATTCATCGTATCGAGTTCAAGAACGCAGGTGACGGCACACCGTGCGTCTTTATCAACGAGGGTGACAAGAACTCTCGTGGTGAGGACATGAGTGCTGTATGCCCCGTGGGTAATCGCAATCGACCATTCACGGAGGCTTCCGAGGAGAGTATTGGCGAGGCCATTGAGTCTCAGCGACGGGATCTCATCTTTGCTGATCCCGATGGTGTGGTGGATATCGTAAACCGCTACAACCAGAATGAAATGGCACGAATCGATAGCCTCATTCAGCAGCTCACAAAGGCTAAGAACAACATCGTTCAGACGATCGAGAACAACAACAAGCGTGCCATGGAGTACAAGAAGGAGTTACGGGACAGTAGCAAGACCGTGACATCCGCATCGATCGTTGGATCTATTAGCGTCGAGTAACTATGAGTGTGACATCCAATTGTATAACCGAAAACAGTAAGCTCCACATTCAGGAGATGCTTCTCACTCCTCAGATCAGTGAGACTGTATATTCTGATGTAAAGAAGGGTAAGACCTATAAGCTTACACGGATCCGAAATGACGGATCAATTTATCTCGGTGAGACTTCTTATGAGTGGTGGAACAATCTGTTCAACCTTAGTAAGGAGATCTCATTTGAGACGTTCTGTATGCGAGTATACGAGGCTATTGCCCAGATGGCTGGTGCAGAGGGCTCCGATACCCAAAAGACAATCATGCGTGGTTTGAATAAAGACATTCTTACTGCGCTGATAGCTACGAAAGATGTGAATATCGTGGTAGATCGTTTGTTCGATACACTGCGCTTCGCAATCGAATCTAGCCCCATGGCGTCTAAGGGGACTCCCTTACGGCGTGAGTCTGCTGAGGAAATCCTTAGCAAACTAAAATTCACTGGAGGAGCCGATCTTCCTGTATACGACTCCCGAGGCGACATTCTCGTGACACTTTACATGGAACCTACTGGATATAAGGTACGGCATGTGGACGATTAACTTGGGCTAACCAGATGCTACAGTCATCTGTAGTTGCAGATCAATGCGTATCTGTAACATACCTTTATGTGAGCTCGTAACATATCGTATCATTAAACCAATAGACTTCCTACATTATAAGCCAGAATGTTCTATGAACAACTTATGTTCCATATGCTGTAGTCATATGCAATCTTAAGATCAATGCGTATCTTAAGAGCAAAGTTTGTATGTTCAATGAACTAAGAGCTAACTCCAAACAACAACAATCACCCCTAAAGAACTGCGTTTGCGCTCCGTATGCTGTAGTCATACGCCTTTGTAAGATCAATGCGTATCTTACAAGTCAAGCTTACGCAGTTCACATTGTCCCGTGGTGTAAATGGAAACACAACAGATTTTGGTTCTGTCATTCATGGTTCGAACCCATGCGGGATAACTAGGTAACTTACGAGGCACTCGAATTCAACTATGTTTTACTTTAAAGATATCAAATATGAAGAAGAATAAGAAGTTGAATGCCAATGATATTATCAGCACTCGTAAGCGTCTCGATAGTGAGATTGCCACCTATTGGTCTTTTATCAAGGCCGAGAACACATTGCGTAATAACGCTCTGAAGTTTCGTACACACAATCTTCTGGAGCTATATAACCAGATTACGCAGAAGATTGAGCATCGAATCCTAATTAAGGGTTTGCTCAATAATCTTAACAACGACAAGCTTAGTTTTAGTAGTTCTGAGTTTATGAAGTCTCATTACTATAACATTTTCCGTCTTCAGGAGTGCCAGGAGCAGATTACGAAGCTTAACGAGATTCGTAAACGCTGTCTTGCACCTCAGTTGAAGGCTCAGAAGGGTAAGAAAGCACTTGGTTATAACGAGGTGTTTACCCATGAGAAGATTTCATCTATCATCAACAAGCTTGAGTTGATGGTGGCATCTTGCAAGAGTGCAATTGCCAAGTATAACGACGAGACGCAGATTGAGATAATTGACAACAGTCTCGATGCCGTTCTTGCGGCATAAAACAAGATAGAGCTTAGTGTTTTGGACTGCCCAGAGGGGATTCTGATCGATGCAGAAAAAGCTCACAGAGAGCGTTTAATCAGCACGGCTTAACAACTAACCATGAGACGTGTTAGATGCGCTTAGAAGGCCTGTATGAGGCCTTAAATCGAATGTATCACACACTAAAGACATTATCAAAATGAATACATATAATATTGACAAGCAGTTTAAGAAGTTTTGGAAGATTAGTCATGCAAAGAGCGCATTGTTGTGGAAAATAATGTGTTTTTTGGAAACCAAAAGAGGTCAATCATTCGTTAACAACCTGCACAAATTCTCTTTGAAAGAGTTGGGCATGATGTATGGCATAAACCTCATGACTATTAACAACAGTAGGAACGTATATACAATCATCGATAAAGCGATGGATCTGTGTAATATGAAACCTACTCCAGGAGCCCCGTACAAGCCCTGGAAGGCACCTGAGAAGCCAAATTATCCTATGTACCTTACAAATGGACGTCAGCCCATTAAAACGATCCATACGGCCGTTTATAGGCGTTTTCCGCACACTAAGAAGGTTGAGGACTATGGTTGGGATATCAAATATCGTGATATCTCTGATATAGGATTGTTGGAGAATAAGCGTATTTATTGGCGATATGAGTATTATCGTGATTATACAAAGCTTCTTGAGAAACATAAGATGGAGCGTTGGGAGCGTAAGCACCCACGTCCTACGGATACGATGCTGAAACAAGACCTCTTCCCTGAGATGCTAACAGCAGCATGGAAGAATCGAGAGAGTGACGCACGTAACTACATACATAATCTTGTGAAAGAAAAGTATGACAAATCATCTGTACCGTGTATCGCACGAGTCAAGAACTATGATGGCACGTACAAGAATGAGATTGTGAGTTGGATTAGTGATCCGTATAACAATATTGGTCGTATAAACAATGACGACTATGCAAACAACTCGTTAGTTCGTACAGGAGCAAAAGATCTTCTGTCATATTCCATGAACAAAAATGTTGTATGCGGGTACATACAGAATCGAACTCAGACGTTGGGTCGTATATTGACGATGGACATGATTCATCAGATTGCTGCCTAACGTGAGACCTATTTAGCACTATAATGGTGTTGAATAGGTCTTTTGCGAATGTGGTGGAACGGTAGACACGTAACACTTAGGATGTTATGCTAAATAGCGTGCAGGTTCGAGTCCTGTCATTCGCACAATGCATATTGATTGATTTTAAGTTTTTAGTTATTGGAATTTCTCATAAACAAGTCTGTGTCACAAGCGTGTGACGAAAATACTCAGGTGTGTGAACATATGAGTATCTTGACTCCGTAGCTCAGAGGTTAGAGCAGGGCATAGTTAATGTCAAGATCACAGGTTCGAGTCCTGTAGGAGTCGCTTTGGTTAATTGTCTTTTTATTAGCATTTTTTACTTTAAATTAAGGTTCTGCAATGATTTGATGATACCACAAAAACATAGTTGCTGTGAAACAATTATGTTTTAGCACCAACAGCGGTTGGTGTATTTGCCTCTTTAGCTCAATTGGTGGAGCACTTGATTTGTAATCATGAGGTTGTCGGTTCGAGTCCGACAAGAGGCTCTAATCCCCTTAGATGGAAAAAGCTAAGGCTCGCCACTCCTTTAAGGGGTGGCTTATTATTGGTGGAATGGTGAAATAGGTAGACACATCGGATTTAAGTCCCGGTGCTTATAAGAGCGTGAGGGTTCGAGTCCCTCTTCCACTACGTGTTATTTTGTTTTTCCATTAGTTACAACATGTGGTTTTTTTCCATTTATTTCTCATACGGTCTGTGAAGATAGTATGAGACCCGGGCCTTTAGCTTAGTGGTTAAAGCAGCTGACTCATAATCAGAAGATCACAGGTTCAAGCCCTGTATGGCCCACACAACACGAACAGCTGAAATATGTGCTTTGAATATAAGCAGTAAGTCGTGGCAAGCTTACTTTAAAGTATTTAGCCTTCATGTATTGATAAATATGATTGTTCGTGACCAACACTGCCATAGACGTATGGATCGTAAAGCCAGAGCCCCTGGATTCAAGCAATGGCGCAGAACGTAGGCTGCAGTTGGCAACTCACTATAGTTTAAGTTGCAGGGCAGAGTGGTCTCGGAGATTCGAGAAAGGGTTCGACTCCCAACTGCCCTCTATAACCAAACGAGTCTTAGAACCATGGTAATACATAACAAACCAGTTATCGTCTACGATATTGAGGTGTTTCCAAATGTGTTTCATTGCACTTGCAAAAACACTGAAACTGGAGAGTATAACAAGTTCGAGATTTCGCAACGTAGAATTGATATTGATAGTTTGGTTGAGTTCTTCAATAGAGATTATCTCTTTTGTGGATACAACAATAAACGCTACGATGATGTTGTAATCAACTATATTATCATGTATCGAGAACCATTATCCAAATCTCCATATTGGAGATGTACGGATAGTATCTACAAGCTGTCTCAAACAGTTGTATTGTCCAAAGACGGAGATACTAAAGCATTTAGACGATGGATGTTCGCAAACTATTTCGAATCTATGGATCTGCTAACAATGTTGTTTAGCAGTAAATTACGTGTAGGTTTGAAAGAAATGCAAATAACGATGTTCTATCACAATGTCCAAGAGTACGATGGAGATTTCAATGAATTTCTTCCACTTAACCAGATTGACAAAATGATAGAGTATAACATCAACGACGTAGATTCAACTGAACAGTTGCTGAATACGTTACAAAAGAAAGGAGAGATCGATGTACGGTTATTCATGGAAGATGAGTATAATATCAACGCATTATCCATGGACAGCGTCAAATTCGGAGAAACGATGCTTCTTAAGGAGTATTGTAAACGTACACACCAAAGGGAGAGTATAGTCAGTGAACAAAGATCTCCAATGGATTACGTACCTCTGAAAAACGTTATCTTGCCGTTCATTACATATAAAAATCCGATATTACAAGGTGTTTTGGAAGATATGAAACGACAAGTCGTTCCTACCAGAAAAGAGCTTATTCCAAAAGGCCAAAAAGCATACGAGAAGTGTTTTGTTATCTCGAAAACGCGCTACTCTGTGGGCGTTGGAGGAATTCATTCCTTAAACAAACCAGAGATCTTCGTTCCAAGTGAAGGTGAGTACATAGGGCATGCAGATGTCACCTCAATGTATCCATCTTTTATTGTACAATATAAGTGGGTGCCCCGTCACTTAGGAAAAGAATTTTGGGAGCTGTATAAACATGTATATCATGAACGTATAGCTGCCAAACGTAGTGGAGAATCAGTCAAGTCAACAGCTCTAAAGCTTGTACTGAACTCAGTAACAGGGAAAATGCAGCAAGAAACCTCATGGATGTATGATCCATTTTCAGTGTTTAAGATTCGTATCAATGGACAATTGGTACTTCTTATGCTTGTAGATAGATTACTCCAGTTGGGCTGTAGGATTGTGCAGGTCAATACAGATGGTGTCATGTATGTTGCTAAGGAAGCAGATAGGAGTGGTGTCCAATCAGCAATCCATGAAGTAGAGCAACTTACACGTTTAGGTTTCGAAACTGATGACTACGAAGCGTTTTATCAGTACGCTGTTAACGATTATTTCGGTGTCGTTAAAGGGTATTCTCAATCCAAGAATCCAAAATTGATAGAGAAAAAGGGAATGTTTATCACAGATGCCAAACTAGGTAAAGGTCTCGCACCATTGATCATACCTAAAGCTGTGATTAACTATTTCCTTACAAAACAAGATGTGTCAGAGTTTATCAAAAACGCTAATAACATTGATGATTTTTTAATGACACAACGCGTTGATAAGAAGTTCAAGGTTGAATACGCAGATAAGTATATTCAGCGAATCAACCGCTTCTATGCATCAACAAATGGACATTACTTGTTTAAGGTCAAATATGAGGATGATGGTCCTCATTATTCGAATATGCTAACAAAATCCGGCATAACGATCTTGAACAAGTTAGATTCCAAACCAATTGAAGACAGAAAGATCAACTACAGCTATTATATATCAGAAGCTCGTAAGATTATAAATGATCTAAAATGTCGACAGTTAGAACTCTTTTAGTAACCAACTTGTTAACCTTTGAGTATAAGAGATGATTATTGAATTAGATACAAAACTTGCGGATTTACCGCAACAACTCAATATGAACCAGTTGGTGTTCCTAAGTATGGTATTAGATGACAATCACAAAAATAATCAAGACGTCCAAAAAATTGTCAGCCTAATTACGGACGATGAAATATCATACTTAGTTTCTCAGGGACTTATAACCTCGATAGAGAAAGGCAATTCAATTACGTATCAAGCAACTGATCAGCTTAAAAACCATTTAAAACCTGAAAAGGATTGGTTTGATCAGTTTTACGATATGTACCCCGTCTATATTATGCGACCAGATGGTGTAAAAACCTATCTTAGAGCAAATGTAAACAAATGTAGACGCATGTTTAATTCAAATGTTGGAAAAAGCTCAGCAATGGCCCAACATCTTATTGACTGTCTTAAGTTCGAACTCGATAAAAAGAGTAGAACAGGAAAGTTGATGTATATGAAGACAATGTGGCGATGGTTAGTTGACCATCAGTGGGAAGAATCTGAGGAAGAAATGCAAGACCAAGTGAACGAAACAAAACAACAAAGTTATGGAACAGAACTCATCTAATCTTAAGATACGACCAATGTCTATAGTAGCTCAAGAAGCTATTGACTATATACGTGGTAGGAAGGAACACAGTGTTGTGTCTCTAAGAACAAGATGGGATAAGCTCAACTCTCAGTGTATGGGAGGTATAGAACCAAACACTGTTTATACGTTTACTGGAATTTCAGGAACAGGTAAGAGCTCTCTTGCAAATCTTATCGCAACGGACATTATTGATCTTAATCCGAGTGAAGACATTGTGATTCTTAATTTTTCGTTAGAAATGGTTGGCTTTAGGCAGGTCGGAAGGACGCTCTCAAACAAGCTTAAGAGAACGACTTCTGACCTGTATAGTTCTGAAAAGGACCTGGACGACAAAACCTTCGCTAGTGTCGTATCAGTAGCCTCTAAGCTAAAGAAGTATCCAATCTACTTTGTAGACAATCCTGGTACTTCTACGCAAGTTAAGAATACAATTATGGCATTCTATGAACAGTATGTAAAAGGTACTGGAAAACATTTCATTATAATGTACGATCACGCACTTCTAACAACACGTGATGGTTCAGTATTGGAGACAATAAGCAACCTGCTTCAAGTCTTCATACAAGCTAAGAAGTTACCTCTTACGAGTGTTATACTTCTTACGCAAATGAATAGAAACATAGAACAGCCAGAAAGGATTAACAACCCATCGGGACATTTCCCGATGAGAAGTGATTTATCATCATCAGATGCTGTATTCCAAGGCAGTGATTATGTCTTGGCAATGCATCGACCGGAATTGTTGGGAATAAGGGAGTACGGACCCATGAAGTTACCAACAGAGAATAAGGTTTACATGCATATCTTAAAAAATAGAGATGCAGGTAAGCCGTGCATCATCGAATTCGAGAACGATCTTAAGTTCAACAATCTGATTGAGTGCTAAGCATCTGAGAAGACGTTTAACACATTTTATAGGCTGAATATTATGATTAAGAATACTTTTATCGTTGACAAGACTAACACCAATAACAATTACAATACGTATGACAACTATTCTGAGGATCTCACTTCTCTTATTTTGTCTTCTGTGATTGCCAAGAACTCTTCTATGCAGCAGCAGAAGCCCAAAAAGAAGAGTCTGTTTAGTTTTGTGTTCAACAATAAGCCTGCGAAGACAACAAAGCCGACCAAGGAGATTGGCTTGTTGGAGGCAATCAACTATCTTGCAAACGACTATCGCCCCAACAACTATTGCGGTGATTATACGAAGATTAAGCTTTCTGACGGTACGATTATTCGTATCTTCGGTGACGATGAGGTTCAGATCAACGATACTCTTTTGAGTCTCGATGATTCTGCAGCCATTCTCAAGTTGCTGAAGCCGTCAACACAGAAGTTGATAATTGATTTCGTGATCAATTTCAAGTTCTAATATATAAAAATAGACTCAAGAAGCATGATAACACTACCTACAAGTAAGGTTCCAGCAACATCCACGAATCCCAAATTTTTGATTCTTTATGGGCGCCCTAAGTGCGGAAAAACGTCCGCTCTTGCCCAATTAGATAACAATCTAATAATCGATCTGGAGGGAGGAAGTACGTTCATTGACGCTATGGCTGTACAAGCCAGAAGTGTTAATGAACTTGGAGAGATTGCTCAAGCCATTAGAGCTAAGAACACTGAAGTGGGGCATAATTTCTACAAGCATATCACTATTGATAATGCTACTCGTTTAGAAGAAATCTGTTTAGGTTACGCCGCTGTATTGTACAAGAAAACTCCACTTGGTAAGAAGTGGGAAGGGACAGACGTCAAGACTCTTCCGAACGGATCAGGCTATTTATATATTCGCCAAGCCGTCCGTAAAGTTATTGACATGTTCCGTGAATTGTGTGATGAATTCATTCTAGTAGGTCATGTAAAAGACATACAGATTGAACAGAACGGTGAAGAGCTTAGCCAGATGGCCCTCGATTTAGTGGGAAAACTTGGAACCATCATCTGTGGCGAATCTGATGCTGTTGGACTCGTATATCGTAAAGGTAACGAAACACATGTCAGTTTTGTTGGAGGAGATGGTACAACAAAGGAAGCACGAGCTCCCCATTTGCGTGGAAAAGACATTATTATTGCAACAGGTAATGATGATGGTACGATAACCACGTATTGGGATAAAGTGTACAAGAACGATTAAGAACTATAAAGTCAAGAAATTATGTTTAATACGAAGAACGCAGTTATTACAAATACAGAGAGTAACGGCAACTACATGCCTGCCGGTATCAATGAGAATGTGCATTTGAAGGAGGTTAATGTAAATGTATCTCCTACTGGTCTAGACTTCCTGGAGATTGTCTTTGAGAACAAAGATGGTCAGATAGTTAGTATGAGTGAGTGGCAGAACAAGAAGGGTTTGTATACAAAGACAGATGAGGATCTTCAGCGTGCTGATGATCGTCAGTTTGGTCGTTTGATTCAGATCATCAATTGTTTCTGTCCAACAATCGAGGATGTTGAGCTTAACTCATTCAAGGAGATGATCACTTGGGTTAAGAATAAACTCGATCCCATGATCGCTACGCAAAAGGCGCTTCGTCTCAAGACCGTGTTCGATAAGAACAATTATGTAACAGTTTCAAAGAACGGTATCTTTGTAGAGCCGATGACTGTGGACAAGAAAGATTCCCAGATAAAGAAGTTTAGTCGTGACAACTTTGAACGTACAATTGTTGCTGACAAAGAGACTTCTAACGACCCGCTTACTGGTAAGAGTACTCCGGATACTGGGAAAGGTGCTGACGACCTTCCATTCTAAAATGGTCAGTGGTGGAATGAATCCTAAACCCTAAGCTTACCGGATTGTGCTTTAAACAATCCGACAACTCGTGAACGGTTTTCCTTAGTTTGTGTGTTTAATAAGGAAGAGAGGTTCGATTCCTCTCCACGAGACTAACATAGAACTTATAAGTCAAATGTATAGCACAAAAACAGCTAAAACAATGAGTTTAAAAGACTTGTTGGATAAGTTGGATGATTATGCTGTTTTCTCGTATTATCTTGGTGATTTTAAGATCAACAAGCTGATGAATAGTCCACTTCGATCTGATGACAAGAATCCATCGTTTGCTGTATTTAGAAGCAGAACTGGAGGGTTATTGTATAAAGATCACGGCACTGGTGATGGAGGTAACGCTATTGATTTTATCAAGCGATATCGAAACATCAACACAAGACCAGAGCTTGAAAAAGAACTACTTCGCATAATAAGAAGGGTTAATCCTTCTCAATCCTATCATATCTCCACATACGATTACTCTACGTACCATGATATGGATTTCGGAATAGTTCGACAACCGTTTACTAGCATAGATAGAGATTACTGGAAACAGTTTTCGATATCTATGTCTACGTTAAACTTGTATCAAGTGTTTAGCATTAAATATTTTCTTTGTAATAGAATCGTCCGTGGAATCTACAAAGAGTGTAATCCTATGTATGCGTATAAGGTTGGTAACAAATTTAAAATATACCGACCTTTGGCCTCTAAGTATACTAAATGGCGTTCTAATCTGACAAATGAGGACGTACAGGGATTATCTGAATTGCCCAAGGAGGGTGGGAGTATTCTCATTATCACAAAGTCTCTTAAAGATGTGATGGTACTACATGAGATGGGATTTAATGCTATTGCTGCAGCAAGTGAGACAACATTCATACCTGAAGATATATTGGCTACTTTGAGTACCAAGTGGTCTAAAATACTAATACTGTACGATCGAGATGCGACAGGAATGTCAAATGCTCGTAAGTTAAGTAAGAAGTATGGATATGATGCATTTTTCATCCATAAGAGCTTTAAAGCCAAAGATATATCAGATGCCGTTAGAGACAACGGCTTTGATAAAGTAAAACAATGGTTGACCAAAACGTTAAGTAGATATGAAGATACTATGATACAAAATGTCGAAAGTTAAGGCTAACAAAGCGATTCCTAAAGGAACTAGGTTAAAGCATGTAATTCAAGATGGCTATGAATTTAAAAGTCCATTAGAGGCTTATACTTGGAACGAATTCAAAAAACATAATATTCCAGTACAATATGAGCCTCAACATTTTGAACTACAACCTAAGTTCGAATACCTCGGGAAACGCTATCGCAATATAAAGTATACTCCAGACTTTATTGGAGATGGGTTTGTGTGCGAATGTAAAGGGAGGGTGCAACGAGACTTCCCCCTTCGTTGGAAGATGTTTTTATACAACTTTAAGCTGAAAGGCTTAGAACGAAAGGCGTACATCGTACATAATCACAAAGAGGTAGATTCAATGATTCAAGAGATTAAATCCAGAAACAATGAAAGAATTTGCTAAAATGGGTGACCGAATTATTCCGTCACCTCAGGGTATTGATTATGAGCTTAATTGTGATCATGTGTATGAGATGCAATATGATCCGTATAGTGGTGAAATATTTCTTGTAGAGCGAGATCCTATTAAGGATCAAGTGCTATATTTTACACAAGATGACAAGAAGTTTATTAATTGTGTCCTAAACCATGCATCTCGAAGTGAGAAGACTACCGGTGTACTGCTGTGTGGTCTAAAGGGTTCAGGCAAGACTGCTATGGCTAAACACATAGCTAAGAAGTCAGGAATGCCTGTGCTGATTGGAAATCCCTGTATCAGGATAAATCGTCTGAAAGAGTTTTGTGCAAAGATTCATCAAGCTGTTTGTATAATATTTGATGAGTTTGAGAAGGAGTGGGATTCTTCTGAGGTACTAACTCTTTTGGATGGAGTCCAAGACGGTTGTAAGCGATTAGTGCTTATGACTTGTAATGATAAGAAAGGTTTGTCTGATTATTTGTTTGACCGCTGTTCTCGTATACGTTATCAACGAGAATTCTATGGTGTTGGCGAAGACATAGTCAACAAGCTGGTCACTAGTGTTTGTGGAAAAGAGGATAAAGAATTAGCTAATTTTATATTCAGCAAGTTCAAAGTGTTGTCTTACGACAATATAATGTCTTTCTTGGATGAGTTAAATCATTCCAATGATTCGAAAGAAGATATTCTCAAATTCATGAACATAGCACTCAAAAATGAGTAATAAAGAGTTAGACGAACTGAAAAAGCAATTCGAGATTGCATTTAAAAACCATGATCCTAAGCTTGCGTTAGAAATTATACGTAGGCATAAGGGTTTGAGACATCGATCCAATGGAAAAGACTAAGATCCCGTATTATGAGGATATGACTCGAATAAGCAATAGCAACATAGGCTGGTTCCTAAAGAAGGGGCCAGCCTATTTGCGTAATATGCTTGATGGGAAAGAAGAAGGTTTGAGCTTACCACAATTAGCTAAGGGTACAATGATACACGAATACCTTCTTCAACCTGAAGAGTTTCAAAAAGACTACGTTGTATGGGATGCTCCACAACCAAAATCCTCACAAGAAACAAAGTTCTGCGAAGAGCTAGCTACAACCACTGAAATAGAGCCTGATAAAGCCGTTCTAAGCGCATATAAAGCCGCATATAGGACAACTGGCCAGAGTGAGAGTAAAATGCTCTCAGAAGGCCTAAAAAAGGCCTCTACGCTTAATTTGTATATCCAAAGCATTAAGGAGAACGATAAGCGTATTAAGATAAGCCCATATACGATGAATAAACTCATGGAACTGTCTGAAGTATGTAACAAACACAAGAAAGCAAAAGAGCTTCTTGAGAATGTAACTAATTCGGATGTAAAAACGTATCATGAGTTTCACATCAACTGGTGTGCATATGGTGTTGCATGTAAATCATTGTTAGATTGTGTCAAGTTTGACATCAGTCATAAAACAGTAACATTGATGGACGTTAAAACAACATCACATCTATACTCATTTGAAGATAGCATGAAAGAGTTTGATTATTTGAGACAATTATGTTTCTATACGATGGCTCTCAACTGGTATATTGAGAATGAATTAAATGATGATCCTTGTGACTGGGCTTTTAAGTGGTATATTGTAGGAATTTCCAACGATTGGTCTAATCAGGTGAGAGTGTTTGAATTCACATCTGATCAGGTCTGTAGTAGGGAAAATACTATAATTAACGCTCTTCAAGAAATCAAATGGCATCAAGAGACAAATCAGTGGGATTATTATAGATCTTACTATGAGTCTGATGGTGCTGAAAAACTGAACCTATGAGTCAATTAACGAAAGCTTGTATTGCTCTTACAGATGGATTGCTTTACGAAGATATAGGTGATAAATCTGGATTTAAGGATGCTGCGTTAAATGATGCGGATCGTCCTTATCTAGATAATCATTTATTCTTAATGTACGATGCAACATCTATTTCAGATACGCTTCGTAAGAAGCTTGACAATCTTAAGTGGGTGTTTGATCAAACGTTAAGAAACAATGATGGTAATACGTATATCGTATATACAATATCGTTGAACAAGAACCAAAAGAACTTATTACGTATGCCATATGCTGATGGTTCTAGTGGTGCAAAAATCGTAAGTTTCTATTACGGTCGTGATACAAAACTCGTGAATCGTGTGATGAATCATGAGTATTTGAATGACGATGGCAAATCAATTCCGTTAGAAACAAACGTTTCTGATGGAAATGATTTCGCAAGAGAGATACAGGAAAAATAAAAGAGGCGTATGCTACTTGGATAACACCAGGTAACATGCGCCTCTTGCGTTTTGGGGTGTTAATATAATAACACGTAAGATAGGTTCGTCGAGTTATTATATTTATGTATGTATATTATTCGTAATATTCATCAGAAGGACCGTATAAATCATCTTGCAGTTGATCTTCGTAATCACTTTGGCTTTGTACAAAGAATCTATTAAGACCTTGTTGAGAATAGAAGTTGAATGATGATTTACGTCCAGCAACATGCCATGCTTTTACGATATTATTAAGACCTGTTGCAGATAGTACATTACAAATGTCCTTAGTACCACGAGTCATGCCTCTATATCCACCAGTGGTTATTGGGTCACGAAGCTTACCGTTGAACGAGTCTGGTATAATATTATATAATCCCTCAAGCTGATCTATATACGAAGTTACAGGGGTGGGAGATTTGATAATATCTATAATAGTTCCATACCAATACGGTGTAGTACGCTCAAATGTTAACTTTGTTAATAATGCTGCAGTATCCCATAAAACTAACTTCTAATAATCTTTACTATAACTTTCAACATCGTCACGGAAATCAATTAAATTCCTATCTTCATCTTCTGGATCAAATACGTTGATTGTCCAGTTAGGATCTTTGTCATCATCATCCCAGCTTGGGAATAATGAGTATAATAACTTGGTAAATAAGTTTGTACCAATAGCTAATCCTAGAATTATAGCAATTTCAGCAACCTGTTTACGTACAGCATATCGTTGATTATCTGTAAGATTTGTATGAAAACCTTTGCCTTTTATAACATTCTTTAAACTTGATATATATTTGCCAACAGCACGCATTCCATCTTGATACAAAGATCCTTCAAGAACACCAGTGGCTAAGTTTTCAAAACCACCATCATCATGTTTTATAGCGTATCCGTAATTAGTACCGCCTTCTTCATTCTATGCAGCATAATCATTAATCTTATTAAAACGAGCCCAGTACGTATCCATCAAGAAACCACGCATCATAGTAAAATATGAACCCCATATATTCTAAGCCATCTTAGCCTTTTCTATATCTGGTAGCATACCATTGTATGATGCAGTTCTCGTTTTGAGCTTTTTCATCACAGTATTCTATAAATCTTCTGTAACATACTGTTTATACTTTTCTTTGACTACAGCAATACCATCTTCCTACGTATATGCGTTGAACAAATTATCTTTAGATGCATTTTCCCAAACTTTAAGAGCTTCTTTTCTTGAATAACCATGCTTTTCGTATATACGTATAGCATCGTCACTATTCATAAACATCTTACGTCCGTTTAAATCATCCATAAGGTGATAGTTTTTGTAAAAAGCCTCAAGAATAACGCTGTTTATCATATAATCAGTGATAGAATAACCAGCCATTATACCCAAACCTTTACGCATACGTGTAAGTCTACTTTTATGCGTATCTGAGAATATTTCAGAATTCTTACGGGATAATTGATTTAGTTGCATCAACGCACCAAGCTTATTATTAGTATTTGGATTACCAAAATGACGAACGTTATTTATCATATCTTTATTGGCATTAAATATAGCCCAGAACAAATCACGTTTTGTCATATACCTACCTCCAATAGCATCAGTCATTGCGGATAACATTGCATCAATATAACCAACATTCTGAACTAGAAAGTTTGCACCAAGCATTGCTTTCTGTGCCATTTTTCTAACAAGCTTTGCATTCTATATAATAGTAGCTTGTGTATCAGATCTTTTTGTTATATGGTTAGTTGTAGATGTCTCATGACCATACATATGTATATCGTACAACGATTGAAGTTTTTTAGCTTGATTTCCATTATCAGTACGAGCTAACGGGTTTTCACCTGTAGGAGCTTGTAACAATGCATTTCTAACAAGCTCTAATGGAGCTATTACATCACTCTTAAGAGCATAGTTCTCGGCCATATTATAGAACGCTATAGTTGATCCTATAAGATCTGTTGTTAACAGTCTTTGATCTTTTAAACGTTGAACCCATCGTATTGGAATATTTTGAACAACCTCTCCATTAGGACGTCTTGGAAGATCAAAGTTTGTTTCAACATCGTCTGTTTGTTCACCATACTTACCAGTAAACGTTTTCTATATATGATACTTAAGCATTGTACCAATCTCGCTCTTAGCATTACGCATAATAAGATCGTGTGTTGATCCAGTCATCTAACAAACCTCATCTTCTTTGTATATAGATGTGTTTGGAATCATAGATCGTGCTTCAGTCATCATATTCTTCATAGCTGTTAAGAGTTGAAGTTTATTCGGATCAGCTATTAGATCGAAATATTTCTGATTACGATATAAAGATTCTTTAGGTTGTGTTGAATACTTATTTTTAACATCGTAATGTATATTTACGAAATCAGATGTCATATCTAATTCTGAAAAGTTTTGACTAGGCAGGTCGTCTTTTAAAATAAGAGGTTCTCCATGAAAATATAAAGGTTCACCAGTTTTAGGATCATGCAGCTGCCCAGAAGGAGCATCTAATATAGTAAACAAACTAAGCTTACCTCTAGTAAGTAATCCAGGTATATTTATGGTAAATAAATCTTCAAACTACTTACGTATAGCAGACTAATTAGCACTGTTAGCTTTTAACACAACATTCCACTCTTCTATAAGATAGTTCCAGAACGTACTATTAGTATTTTTGTTACGTACGTTCTTATTCATTAAGAACGTTGCCAATATCTTTGATGCAAGCTATGCGTCAGGACCTTTTTGAGCAGTGCCTTTAAGGTTAGTTTTCTCCTAAGCTATTTGAGTTTCAATACGATTCAGCTCTTTATATATACTACGTGTAGTCTAATCAATACCAGTTCCAAGTTGTGTAAGATCTGGTTGTGTAATACCTTCCTGATAGTTCTTAAGCTTACTAATAATCTCACGTTGACGTTTTTGTAATCTTATTAACTCAGGACTTTGTGCATGACCAAGTTCACTCAACACCTCATAAAACTGAGGAGTAAATGACGTAACAGTATTTTCTCTATCAAACTCAAGTAGTTTATTGGCAGGTATTTCAGAACGTTTCTTGTTATACAACTCGATATTCTTAGAATATCTAACATGTTTAGTAAGAAACTCATTCCAAGCAGATATCTCATCAGCCATACGTAATGCATTACCAGTCTTTTCTTTTAACGAAAGTATACCGTTGTCTGTTGAGAAGTAATAATGACTACCAAGTTCTCGCTTCTGAGTCATAAGAGCATCATATAGGCGTCTATCTTGTGTACTTAGTTTTGATTTATCGAACCATCCGTCTTCATCTATAGCTTCTGGCATACTTCTGAGAAGCTGTATCTAACGTTGAATACGATTCATAGCGCGTTGAGTATCTTGACTTAAGTATCTACGCTTATTCTTGTAATAATCAAGTGTGTATCTACGCTCTGCATGCTGAGATAGCCATTCGTCAAGTTCGTCATAATACTAGTTATATACAGAATCGTTTGCAGTAGTATCGTCATCATGAAATACAGGTTTACCATCATCAAACGTAATAGCTGCACCACCGTATTTTTCAGTATTACTATACTTGTCATTGAGTTTCTCTATAACCTAGTCACGTTCTTTAAAGAACAAACCGGAGTTTATCTCTCTAATGAAATATCCAGTAGGAACACCTTGTTCATCAGTCTCTAAGAACTATTTCTACCAGTTTATGGGACTTATTTGAGAACCCTTTGGTCTAAGTTTGTTATACAAGTTCATCAAGGCCATTCCTTTCGACAATGTCTTACGATCACGAGTACCTTCTATGTTTTGTATAATATCAGTTATAACTCGTACAATATTACTATTAGATTTTGTAGCAAAGCCAACCATTATTTCACCAGCAGAAAGTCCACCGTTTTCAAAACCTCCATCTAAGAACTGATCAGCTCTACGTTTAAAAGCATCGACATCTTGAATCTTACCTTGTTTATCAAGATCGTCAATAGCACGATGTAAGAACCAACGAGTATATGGAATACTAATTTCTTTATTATACTTACGTTGAATAGCTGTTATGCTCTACATCGTTTGCTTAAGATGGTTCTTTATGTTGATAGCTGAGTCATCATAGTGTTTACTGTCTGGATCTGTTATAATATCATTATAAGCACCTATAGCAGAATGTTTGTCGAACACAGAATCATGAAGCATTGTTAATAAAGAAACATAGTGACCAATAAGATCCCTACCAACAGCTAGAATCTGTTCAGGATCCCAAGAACTAATATCTCTTGATGTCAACTAATCCATATAATTTAATGTCTATCTGAAGTCATTTTCAGCATCGACTAAGCATTCTATAACAGTGTTATATGTATCTACAACACTCTCACCATTTAACTCTTCAAACTGCTCTATTTGGTTACGTATTTCAACCATCTTACGTTCATTGCGAATACGTTTTGCTCGTAAAGCAGACAATCTAGTTTTACCGTGCTTTATAACTTCTGGTATAATTTTCTTATCTTGTTCAGATAATAATAGAGATGATGTAAAATCACCATTAGCTCTATCATATATTGGAGTTATAGAAGAATCCTCTTTTAATTCTTGATCGTATAATTGAGCAGCTTTGATAGTTTTAAATATCTCATCACGCTGTTGTTGGCTGACGTTTTTAGGATCAAATACTTTAGATACGATCTTTTTAAGATTATTCCAAAAGTCTTTGATATAATCACGTAAACTTTTATTCTAGATACGATCTTTAAGAGACTCTTCTGTTATAAGATTAACAAGTTCTGTTTCAAGTTGATTAGGATTCTTACTTCCATCATCGAGTAGTTGTAAACCTTGTTGTATCAACGGAGTTTGCCAGAACATTCTAACGTATGTCAATGCTAATTGTTTGTCAAGAGTTTGTATATCACCATCAACAAAAGCATTTCTTATAATTTCAGTAACATTAGACATATGATCTGGTGTTAAATTAGAGTATCTATCAATATTCTAATTACGATATGCTGAGAACGTTGATTGATCTAATGCATTAATAACATACTCTACGACACCGTTCATTAAAGAGTGTCCTGTTGATTCATAGTACGTACCATTGAATATTAAGCCGTGTAACTGTGCCAATGTCTTTTGATACGTAGATATCTATTTAGATAATTGATTCTGATCATATTGTACGGTTATACGATTGATTTGATATGGACTATAAGCAACACCTGTGTTGTTTTTATGTTGGGCTTTAACATTATCTAAATATTCACGTTTCTTTGACTGGATATCGTCATACATCTCTTGAACTTGTTCTGATATAGACTGTACTGATTTTAGATAACTAGATTTAGTAGATTGAGACGTATCAGTAAGTTCACTAATAGTGGTGCTACTCAATGCTTTATCAAGAACATATTCAAATGCAGGTTTTAATTGTTCATAAAGATTTTTAGATTCACCTGTGAAAATACGTACAATAAAATCTACGATCTTTTCAAACATAGACATGTTTTTAATCTTTGGTGCAGGTACAGTTTTTAACCATTCTCTATATTCGGCATTTGAGAAAAACTCTGCAATCATTTCTTTTGCATTAGAATTGCCGTACCAATTATAATCTATGCTCGACAAATAACTAGCATATTTATTAAATAACACTTCGAGATGTGGATTTTCCTATAAATAACGTAATGTTACTACATGAATAGCCTCGTGTACAATTGTATGCATGAAATCAAATTCGTCTGTATTGAGATCATATGCTATAGACACACTAGATACTGATTTATCTGTATGTAAAGCTTTTGTGATACCAAGAATACCACGACCAAGTTTCGATGTCAACTCTATAGTAGTATCACCATGCATCTTGTTTAGAATCAGATCGATAATGTCGTTATAAATATCAGTACGTTGTTTTATATCAGCAAGAGTATCTTTAAGAGATCTTTTTTTCTTATTTCCAAAATTAAGAAGAGATGTTTTTAACTAAGGAACTTTGAATTCAGCAGTTCTAAAATCCAATATCGTGCCGGAAACACTTTGTTTGTTGTTGCCATGACCAGTACGTTGAGTTGTACGATCAACAGCTATTATATATTCAATAAGATGTTGTTTAAACTTAGCATTCTTCAATCCTGCGACAACAGCTTCCAGCTTATATATATGATTAAGATTACCCATACGAGCATTGTTATGCTATGTAACAATAACCTATATCATTTTAGATATCTGAGAAAACTACTTTGCATAATAACCATACCTTTGTTTAGACCAACCTTTTTTGTAAATAACTGGAAATAATCGTTGGGCTAGCTATGCTTGATAATGACCAATAAATGCAGCATCTGCATCAAAATCTCCTGTTATTCTACCACTTTTAAGTGCTCCAAATAACTATGCAGTTATATCACGAGCATCATAGTGTGTTGATAGTTCAAGTTGTTTTTCTTTAGCTGCAGCTATAACTTTTGGCATAACAGATTGCTTAAGCTCGTTGTTGATATAGAACTCTACTCTATCTAAGAACGAATCACGATCTTTTTCTTCATGATAGAACTTAACTATATCTTCAACAATCTCTTTAGGTAAAGCTTTACGTAGTTGATAATATATATTATCTCCACCGTAACGTGTTGTGTTTACCTTCTTAGGTATTTGTTTGAGTTGTCTATGTGTACTAGCAATAGCGTTTATTAGCTTAGAATTTGTATCTCTACGAGCATTTATGTCATATTCAGTTGATGTTTTGTTTAAATCAACTACAGGATCTTGTTTACCAACAAGAATGTCGTAAATAGAACTAAAATTCTCATCTAACACTTCTGTCAATGGTTCTCCATTAGCGTCGGTAAATAATTCTTTAGCTTCATCACCTAGCTTTGTAAACCAAGAATTAAACGATTTCTTGTATATTTCAGCCTTTTCACGTATGGCTGCTGTACGATCATTTTTATTTTTAGATAGTAATGATTGAAACAAGATAGAAGGAGCTCCGTTAGGAGCTCGATCTATCATGTTCCCATCATTTAGAGCCCATGCTGCATAAGCAGCTTTCTCTCCTAATACGGATATAAGCTCATCAAACTCCTGTTTTACTTCAGGATTTGCTAAATTGGGACATGCAATTATCATAATTATTTACCTTTACAGTGTAATATGAATTTATCATCGATGTCTGTAGCATCGAATTCTTCAGTATCTCTACGAGTAGTTGTGAATGCATTATGCTTTAAAGAACCATCTGGGTTGTACATAATTGCAGCAGCATTACTATTATGGTGAGCATAGCAATATGCACAGCTAGATGCACACTTATCATTATATTTAAGTATGTCTGTTTTACCTCCATAACATTCACAAAGAGGTCTATATTTGTTATTATCACGATGTTTGTCTTCAATATGTGTGTGAAGCATATCGTTTATAGCCTACACACTCAAACAACCCTCATGAGATATTCCAGATGGAAGAATATCTGGTTCAGCACACGTTGATAATCTAACACCATACTTATCTCCATACTCTTTGACAATATTGGCGATACTTTTTATAGTCGATTGTTTTGCGTGAGTTTCATATAATTTCTGTAAACGCACGCCGGCCTTTACTCTACTAGCCACCTGGTCATTTATAACTTGTTTGTCATTCAATACAGTCCACCCATCTTTGCTTTTAATAACATCATCTGTTATATTTGATGTCTGAACAGTTTTAACCCAAACATTACCACTCTTACCTTGTAAGTATACTTTTGACTCGGCACCGTAACTCTGAAGTACAGCTATAGACTTACCAACTTGCATGTATGAAACACCATCAATTCTGGAGAACGATCTTCCATCACGAGATACTAATAACACTCTTTGCGAACCATCTGCATTCGTTTGAGGTACGTAATATTTAGAGTAATCAAAACCATTAGCTTCTGTAAACTGAGCAGTAGTTGCATAGAAATCCATGATACTGAATCTTATATTTTTAATACCTATAGAAGATGCACGTTTTATAATATCTTCTATAACATGCTTCGATGTAACACCAGGTACAATCGGATCAATACGAACGGTCACCATAGACGGATCGAGACCCTGTTTTATGTAATCGCTAATACGATCAAGTAGTTCATTGTACGGCATAACACCAGGTTCATACTTAGTTCCGCCTAAACCTGTTATACTGAAGTGTATAATCTTAGGTATCTTTATAGAAAGAATATCTCTAAGAGGAAGACCATCATGCTTTGTTATAATATATAGTGCATCAATATCTTTAGCAGTGATTGGCTATCCAAAACGTGTCTATACAGAAGTCTTTCCTTCAAAGAACTCTTTTATCTTCTTAGCAAAGAATCCAGGATCAGTATGTTCAGACGCAACAGCTATACGAGGAGCTTTATCATTACCAGTAAACTGTCTAAGCTTCAATATCTCTTCATTAGATAAGATTGTCTTATCAGACTCTAATGTTGCAACATTCTCTTTGTACGTATTACCTACATTATCTACAGTATCAGGTGTAATCTGAGCAGGAGGTGTTACAGAGCCATCTTTATAACCATTTATACGGTCATTAAGCTGTTTCAGATCAACATCAAGAGTACCAAGCTTATCACGTAAGATAACAGCTGAGTTACGAGCTCTTGTTATAGCTGTATAGATACTACGAGCTTTACTAATATCTGACATAAATCCATTACTGTTGATGTCTGCAGAATCTACAATAGATACATCATACGTAGAACCTTGGGACTTATGGCTTGTTATAGCATAACCATATTCAACATGAGCCCATTCTGTTCCATAGCTCCAATACATATCTAACGCCCTCTTATATTTACCACGATCTGTATTTTTATATTTCTGAGCTTCATTCCATAATAGACGTTTATTATTATTAAACTCGTCTATATTCTCCTTAGTAGGTATTATCAAAGGCACTATGATTATTTTACCACGAGAGTCTTTTATAGTAGCGTCCATGAGTTGAACACGGTATACAGTGCGAATAGGACCAGTACTAATAACAGATATATCTTCGCTGTTAAATAACAATGGTTTTGCATCGTCAGAAGCTGGATCATTGTATGTATCCGTCATCATTAGAATATCTCCTGGTAATGGATTAGGACTATATTCATCACCATAAACCTTACGACGAATAATTTGATTCCATTGTTTAACAGTCTTGTTATGATATGCTACAACCTTAATCAATGACGGATTATTTGTTTCAACAGCTTGTTTAAACAACGGTACTATCTTATCAGCCTGTTGTTCGTTTATAAACTCAATAGATCCTTGAGCGTTTTCAACACGAGACATATCTTCATCATTAACACGTCGATCAGTCTAACCTTCTGTTGTACTATAATTCCAGAACGTATCTGCATAATCCAATATCGGACTACCTTCTCCTTGTCGTACTCTTTCTGTAAGACCTGCTGAGTATTCATCCTTTTGAGTCTTAAATACTGGAGATAACGAGTCGGTTCCATACTTAACAAGATTTCCTGTTCGTATTGGAGGAAGTTGTCCAGGGTCACCTAAGAATATGACTTTAGAATCTGTACGTATTGCAGCATCCATCAAAAGCTTTATGTTCTGCTCATTCAACATAGATGCTTCATCTACAAATAATATACTATCATGTTTAAGCTTGATTTTCGCATTTTTACCAGCTGGCTTGAACAGTCCGGTCTCTTGATCTAATTTCATACCAAGCAACGAAGCTACTGTTGAAGCAGAAACAAACTTTGAAGATTCTTTAGTCTTACCATATATAACTTGTACTGCTTTATGAGCTAATGCAGACACAACAAATCTCTGATAAGGATTATCTTTAGCAATCTCTCTAATAACATCTTGTATTAATGTAGTCTTACCAGTACCAGCTTTACCTGTTAAAGTGAAATACTCTCCTTTAGAAGCATCTGTCGTCTTTATAAAGTTCAATATGGCTTTCTTAGCAGTTTCTTGACCCGCTGTCAAATTAATCTGTTGTATAGGCTTACTGTCCTAATCAGTCTTTGGTTTAGAATCTTCAGTACTAGATTGGCTGTTAGTATCAACAGATGTGTTAGTTTTTGTACCAACTCCAATCACACGTAAACCATATCCATCATAATCAGCTTTAGCAGAACGCTCAACCGTACTTTGAACACCAAATCTTTTATAAAGTTCATCATGTAACCATTCTGCAAATCTTAATGGTAAAGCAGCTCTACCTAGAGCCATCTACGATGGAAACATGATATCAATATTATGCGACTGTTCAAGTTTCTCAAAAACAATATTGTTAAAACGTTTGAACATTTCGAAATCACTGTCCGTATCGTTAAAACAACCCTTTTGTGCAACAAATCTACCGTTTGCATCTTGTTGGTATTTTTTAACAACGATACCGTACGCATTTTCTGTAATATTACCATTTGAGTCAGTACGAATACCGGCACTATTTGTTTTTTTCACGTCAGATACATTTATCTTAACAGCACCTTTAAATGGTAATTCTTCAGTTCCTAATAAATCAGTCTTGTTTATACCATATTTACTATTTAGTACAACAGAAGAAGCTTCTGCATTTTCTGTAAACACATAATCTACTCCAGGATGTTTTTGCGGATCGCCTTTTGAGTATCCAGTACTTATGAATACGTGACGATTAATAGGCTTTGTGTCATCTTTAGATAAAATACTCTGATATTTACGTAACTCATCACGAACTTCCATTAACAATCTTGGGAATTCAGTCTTCCATTTAGATTTATCTTGGTTATGCGTGAGTGTAGCATTACCAGTGTCGAGAAGTCTTTGAGCCGCTTGAGGATTCTGTTCAAAAGATTCTTTTAGCAACTGTTTCATGACATCGGAAGAATTAGCATCCCATTTAGTAACATCTAACTCTTTTATATTACGACCAAGACGTCTCAGTTCCGGTCCAGATGTTGTGTTCATTATATCATTAAGAGTAGTACTATTAACACCTTGTTTTGCAAACAACGCACCTTTAATATAATGAAACGCCTGTTCTACAGACTGGAATGTCTTTTGAGTACCATCTTCTAATGTATGAACAAACGGTCTTATTGCAAAGTTACTTAGATTTATGTTTTCTCCAGTACCGAAATATATATTAACAGGTCTATCATTTGTCTAAGTAGTACTACTGGTAACAGACGTGCTTGTTTGAGATTGAGGTTGTAACAGATCTTTGTGTTCAATAAGATATCCAAGAACTGTTGCATGACTAGGATGACCAAGTTCTTTGTAATATAAAACTTCAGGCTTGTCTATACTTAGTAACTTGTTGATTATAGCATTACGATATTCATCAGTAGCTAAAACTTCGCCATGATTAATCCCTGTAGTAAGCCATTCGTAGAACATTGATAGCGATTCTCCCTAACCATATTTCTACCAATCAAATGGATTTCCTATAATATTCTTATTTACATTTTCAGCAGTATTAAAGTTATTATAATTAATCCTATATGCGACAATACCATTTGGATGATCTACTAACCATTGTTTGTAATTCTATTTAAGCTTAGGATCTACAGTTACACCAAATGCTTCAGTTTTATCAGATATAGTAAGCGGATTTACAGCAGTGTTAGTAACACCATTCACATTCTAAGTTGTATCATTAAATTGAACAGCTTGAGTTTGTGCAATGTCCATATTAGCACTATATGATCTACGACTGATGATCATCTTATCAGCCATATCCAACTCAGCAAATCGTCTAAGGTCCTATAATATATTAGAATCCCTTAGATCGCTCTTAGGCATATCTCTTAACTGATCTTGGAAGTTTTGAGCTGTGTATAACAACTCAAACAGTTCAGGTATAGTGCTATTCTCAGCCTTATCTAATCTGTCTGAACGACCATATTCTGTCACCATATACGTACCACCAGAAGATTTTATAGTAATACCCTTAGGCTCAACTTTAACGTATATAGGATACCTTATTCCATAATCAGTTTGAGCAACAGAGTGGAACTTGTATATAGAATACTGTCTTTGTGAATTACGATGTTTATAATCACGGGTTATCTTAATATATTGAGGAGCCTTTGTAGGATCTATTACAACATTTACCTTAGGCATCTTGTTTTTATCCGTAGGTTTCTCAATGTTCATACCCTGAATTACTACAGGATAACCATATGTATTACGTCCGTCAGTATATATAGGTGTCAGCTTTTGCTGCTCAGCCTTATCATCTATACGATATTTTGGTACAAATTGATCATTTTGCCAGTTATTCAATATAACATCATCAAGATCGATCTTAGTTTCACCATAACCATTTAACTCGTCAAGTTTATTACGAATAAATTCAGCATATGATGTCACACCTTCTGGATTAAACTCACCGTTTCTCCAGGAATCAGGTACATACTGGAATAGTTTAGTTGAACCCTTAGTGTCACCAGATGTTATAAATGCGTATACAACAAGATCGTTTGCTAATTTACGAATGGCATTCTACAATCTTTCATTATCATTAGTATATCTCAGCAATGAATCCCATGCTCTAATATACTGATCAGTCTTATCTCCATTATCTTCAAAGAATGTTTCAAGCTTAATGAACTTAAGATCATCATACGTATCAGATGCTTCTCCAGCAATGCGTTTATGAGATGGAGTATACTTCTATGTTGCAGCTAATATTATATCACGCAACAATATATTACCTTTAAGATCTGCAAGAGCACTGTTGTTTTCAATAAGAGTCTTAAGAGCTCCTATACGGTCATATATTGTATTATTACCTTGAGTAAATTGTACATCTATATTAGCATCAACAGTAAGAGGTGATCTTCTACCTTTACTATTGAACTATATCTCCTTCTGAAGATATACTTTATTACCACTAATAGCAACGATAACATTCGGATATGCTTTCATTTGAGAACCGCTTTTGGTCTTCCATGAAATATTTATCGGTTTACCAATATACGTTCTCAATGGATAAATCATATTTTCATCAACCTCGATATAATGGGCCCTTTTATCATAATGATATCTTACGTTATGCTGCTCTGAACTGCCATTAACAAGATCTCTTACGTATGTAGAATCACCAAATAGCTTATTGACATAATAATTAAAGTATTCTGATTTAATCGATGCGCTAATAGCTTTTGTAGCTGCTTCGACAAAATTAACAGTTTCGTAACGATGTTCGTTACCAACAAGCTTGCTTAAATTTTCAATAGCTTTGATAAACTAATGTGAACCACTGAAGAACTGACTTCCAATAATCTATTTTGTAGCCTTAATAGCATTTTCGGTCTTAACACCAATATAACTAAATTCTTTCAACTCTTGAAGAGCTGCGCTATTAAACAACTTGCCAGTCTCACCGTTATTAAACAGATCGTTATATCCTTCATACCAAACAAGCTGCTCTGCAAGACTTTTTCCATGCTTCTTAGTATCAATCTTGCAATATTTTACTAGATTTGATAGTGCATTTGCGTACTTATCAAACTGTTTGTATGCAAGATAAACAGCTGCTTGGAACTACACATCACCCATTTTACCAAGAGGAGTCTTAGCCTAAGCCTTCATGTTTTCACGAGTTAATATCTTTTTTAACTCTTTATTAAGATCCTCTTTAAACTAATTCATTTCAGAATCATTGCTTTCAATAATATCCATCCATTTCAACACAGTGTTGTTGCCTATCATAACAGTTTCAAGATGATATTTACTATCTTCTCCAAATACAACATCGTATATAGCTTGTTGTTGACGCCTAAACTGAGATGTGCCATCAGACATATACTCAGAACTAGCTCTCATGTAAGCCTGTGCCATCGCTAACATGATCGGCTGCCTTAAGAAGAATATTGTATTCTTGCCCCAACCTGTACGTAACAATAAGTTTGAAATGTTATATGTAAACGGATTAGCATTAGTTCTAGGAGGCCAAGGGTCTTTTGCACAGTCTACGTGACCATTAATGAATGCTGATATCCAACCAAGAATTGGTTTTCCGTCAATATCTGTCATGTTATCAAGAGCATTTAGACCAAATGTCGTCATAATAGAACTTTTACTTGGTCTGAAACTGACATGATACAACCATGTAAGAATATGATTATTATTATTTAGAGCGTAGGGACCTATACCGATTTTACCTGTAACATATTGATTTTTAGTATCAGTTTGCGTTGTAATATCGTAAAATTGATACGGTTGTTCTTCTGTCACATCTCCATCGCCATCGATTTCTTTTAATGCATCTAATGCTAACTGTGTATCATTATCAATAGATCGGTGTAATGATATGAACGATCTTGGTTCTGGTGAGTTTTTATCAACGTCTGTAAGTAATGCTAAATAAGACGTTACGATTTTATTTTGATGATACTTCTCACTATCTTTATCAAAAGAAGATGTTACAACACCATTTTCAATACGATAATTAAGACCTGTTAAGAATAGTTTATCAATATCGAAATCTGATCCAGTAACTCTGGTAAACTCCGCAGGTAACATAACAGTGTCGTTGACAACGGGCATTATATCAACACACCTAAGAGCGTGTGTGGATGCCTAAGCCTGTGTAGGAATACGATATGCTAATATATTAGTCTTTGCGTTTGGACCAATCACACCCTGATCTATTAAGTATTGACGAACTTCATCAAAGCTACGTGTATGACGTTCTGTTTTATTTTTCTCATAAATAACATAAGTACCATCAGGAAGATTGCTTATGTCATCAACCCATGTTTCTACAAACTTACTCTCATTAAACATGTCTGCTGATTTGACTTTATATAAAGTCTTGCCTTCATGTATTCTGGTTACCGGTACACGGTTTCCAAATTCATTAAGTATGTAATCACCACCTGTTGTATAATGGAATAAATCGCCAAAAATCTTTGTAAAGAAATCTACTGATAATACACAATCCATAGATCCTTCTTCATTAACCATCTGAAGACGTTTGCCACCATTTATGGATGGTGCAATATTCTCATCACCAATAAGCTTGCCTTTACGACGATCATATAACGTAGCGCCCTCCATGCTCCATATAGAGCGTTGTATGAATGCAGCGCCTGGTGTTTTAGTATCAATAACAGCCTTGTTTATACTAGAAATAATCTTAGATTCTAAGAAGTTAGATGATTGTACAGCATCTAAAGGCATGTTGAACCTATAACGTATTTTACCCGCACCATCTTTATAAGGAACAAGTTGTAGCGCCTAAGTTAAATTCAAACTTATTTTATCAGAACCAAGGATTCGTTTTAATGCTTTTGAATATTTAACAGGATTCACAATAGGATTAGTAACAACATTTCCATCCTCATTAACAAACTATCCTTCATCATTTGTCAAGAAATACTGATCATTAATCTCATCCATTCCCATGTTACTGAGAGCTTTCATGGAGTTCATAATATCATCAAGAAGCTCTTGACCACTCTTTTCCTCACCGTCTCTCGTGAGATATATCGCACTAGGGTTCAAACTTGCCAAAGCAACCTTTGTTGCCTAACTACCGATATTCATATACTTGTTCTCATTTGGATCAGTATTTAACTGCTTACGGAGATATTCGAATGATACAGAATACGGATTAACTTTAAATGATTCTGAAAATATAGGTTTCAATGAACCATCTTTGTTGTAATTAGCTTTATTATCTTTATCATCGTCTTGACGATAATCATCCCATTTAGGATTAGCTACAGCACCTTGGCTTCCCACTTTTACAGCAGAACTCATCAATACCATGTCTACATTATTGTTCTTCATCATGCTGTAAATATTACCCATCTTACCACTGGCAAGCATTGGGAATACTGGGAACAATGCGTATTTATGATAGTAGTCGGTGATATTACCAATAGCGTCAACTCTACGACCTTTTGCTGTATATTTCTGAGAACCTATAACCGTTGTAATGACTTTGGTATAAGCGTCGGCAACCTTATACATATCTTTAACGGAATTAGATCGTAATATTCTAAATGCTTCAGCAACATCTGAAGAATATGATCCAACCATTCGTAAAAGCATTTCGCACATATCGTCAGTAATATATGCAGCACCGTCGTTTACATCAATTCCTCCAGTATAACTTTCATAAGCAACCTTTGCCTACTCATCTGCTATATCAAGTACACCTAATGAACGAAGTTCTTGTTTTATCTGATAATCGTCCATAGTTGCGAGCTTTTCCTCAACCATCTTTGAGATACGCTTACGTTCGTATAATTGTTCAGCATCATTAGGACGTTCATCACGTTTCATTTTTAGTATCTTCTCTTCGTAATCAAACTTTTCCTTTTTGATATAATACTCACGCAAAGCTCGTGTACGAGAAGATGATATCATAAGTTTCTTGATCTTCTCAATCTATGGAGATGCAATCTCCTCATCTTTAATCTCACAACAACGATACTCACCTGTAAACTAGCCATCTTTATTAAGCCAATGTTCAGGTATGTTTGTAAGTTCTGTGAAGTTATTTATACCAGTAGATCCATCACCACCATTACGCTTAACTTGATCAACAAGACGGTTTGTTAGAACACCTGTCTCCTTATCATACTTCCATTTGAAATAACCTGGGTTAGATGCATAAAGACGCTCATGTTCTTCTACAGACATTATATGCTTAACAACCATATCGTTTGCAAACAATACTATAGCACTACTTATTGCAGTACGCATAGTATTCTGATCTATTGCATTTCCAGTAGCATCAAGCTTATTTTGACTTCTAAGTAGAGATTTTACTATAAATTCTATGGCATCTGCAGGCAAACCTTTGTTAACCCAATACTTATTTTCACCATCTACAACTAACTCAATAAGCCCTTTCTACTTTAGATTCATCATCATAGTAGTCAAACGCTTTTGCAAAACCATCTCAAGCAATGTCCTACGATAGTCATTAGCTTCACGCTCTGTCATAGGTCTGTCATCAATCATCGGTGCAAAGAAGCTTTTATCAGCTCTTTCTAGAGCTTGTTTTGGTGTAAGCTTTGCATTATTAAATGATACGTATGATCCAGCACCGTCTTTAGTTACAGGCCATATACCAAGCAGTGACGAGAATTTAGCACCATTTTCTGAAGTATAGAAGTTTTTAACAGCGTTTTTCTTCTCTTCTTCAGTCATCTCAGATAAAGCATTTATCGTCTTGATAATACTTTCACGTTCAGCATATGCGTATGACAAGAATTGATCTATAACATCTTGTCTTTGCCTTACTACAGGCGTATCAAAACCAGCAATATCGTATGAATAACTACCGTTCTTGATCTAATCACCTAACGCATTACCATCTACAACAACCTTTCCAGAATTATCGTACATATGAGAATAATCAATACCAGGTATACGAATTCCTTTTAGATGAACACCATAATATGATTTTTTATCAGACATCGTTGGTCCTGTAAGCGTATTATCCATCAAGAATCTCATCTTACACAACATGTCCTCATCGTTGGTTATCTGGAAATAATCAGCACCATAATCGTTCTTATTGTCTGTACGAAATCCATCAAATAATTGAAGCTCAACTTGTGCCTAATCATTATTTAACAAACCATTTAATACAAAAGATCCTGCCCAAATAGACTGACCTGTATTAGGATCTACACGTGTTGAATAAATATACGGATCTGTACCAGACGATATGAGTTGGAACTGAGGACCTCTTTTATTGAAGTCACGAGTACTATCTGTTAAGAAGTTGTTTTGAGATATTAAATACTTAAGGTTATCACCAGAACCCTTTACAGATAACTAAGTCGTTGCTTGTTTATATCTGTACTGCCAGTTAGCCAAATTACTAGTGAATGCAAACTTTGTATAGATCAAATCAAGTGCAACTGGCAAAGATCCAACATAGAACTTGTTATCATCTGTAACATTCAGCTGGTTATTTACAACAATGTTGTTTAAGAATTGTATGAATGTAGTCATAGAATCCTCAACATTTGTTGATGTTAGCATCTTCAATAATGCTTCAGCACCAGCAGAACCGTATTTTTCAACAAGCATATAGTTAAACGCATTGAGTTCTATATTAATACCCATAGAATTCAACTGCTGTACGATATATTCTTTACATAACTGCATTGAAACATCGTCTATATCTTGTATCTTAAATATCTTATCTCCAACTGGCAATCCTAAGTATTGTTTCAGTCCAAGCTTTTCAAGGGTAGCGTTTTGTATAAAATCCTTTAAGGATAAACGTTTGTTGTCATATGTACCAGTTAAGAACTTGGCAAAGTTTGAGAACGTACTAGCTGCATCAGCATCCTTATCGTTTATAGCACGCTTTCCGACTTTAGTTATCTTGACAAGATTCGTACCACCATTAGCAAAATTAGATGACCAAGAAATAGCTGTATTTCTAGCTTGATATTCTACACCAGTAGGCATAACTCTGGTGTTATACTTTCCGAATGTTGTATCAACACCTTCTTCAGCACTAGAGCTCATCATGGTAACCATGTTGTACTTATTAGAACGGGCTTGTGCCATTATCTGAACCAATAAGTTTTCAGCATCAATGTCATATTTGACAGAATCTCCATCGTATGACATGCGCTTATCCATAACAGCCTTTATGTTCTCAGCAATTGTCTCATAGAACGGTTCTATCTGAGCTTTCTTATTAAGAGTATCAATTAGTTCATCGAGTGTGTCTACGTTATGTACAGTGTTTATAAACTTGTTATAGGCATCTCGTACTGGTATAAACTCAGGCAAACCGTACTCGTTAAAGACTTGTTCTTTAGTACGAACAAGCTTGACCTTACCGTTTTGTATACTAGGTGTATATGACCATTTCTGATTTGGTATTGTTGCAAAGAAGAATCTGACCTACTGAGACGTTTTCTCAAACGGATCAAATTCAACAGCATCTTTTATATGACCTTCTATAGATTGATTTATAGAATACGTATCACCTGCATTAGCGTCATCATCAGCCTTTTCAGATTCAACCTATTCAAAGTTTGTACTAATAGACTTTATAGAATTAGCAAGATCTAATTTAAATTGTATATCATCAAGATTAGCTACGAACTCAAACAATGCCTTTTGACCTTCACTTCTTTGATCATCAGACAGGTTGATTCCAAGTATATCATTACCTGCATCAGCAAGGCGTTTTGCACCTTTTAGAATAGTCTCTTCATTCAATGCATTGTTCAAATCGGATATATTAGAACCATTAACGGATATGTCAGACCCTGCAAATACAAAGAATTTTGCACTTTCAACAATATGGTAATACATCTCATCACCAACGATGTGTTTGAAATCTTTACCATGTTGTTTGTACATTAGGTTATTTTTAAAGTTCGTAATAAATCGTTTTATAGCACTACTATTAGCCTTATGAGATGCATACTTACCTCTACGTATATCAGAGAATAGTTTTAATACCGCACGGTCATTACGATATCTATTGGTGAAACGTAATGCAAAGTCACGCATTCTATTCCACGCTTTGGCGAATATATTATATGAATCAATATGGAATTGTCCAACCTGATAATCCCAATACCAATCAGCCATCAACTCTGCAACCTTACGATGATTCGTATAATCAGGATCATTTTGTAGATCTATGTCGTTATCAGCAGCAACCTTTTCGTATATAGAATCACGTAAATGTTCTGGTATAATAAGCTCGAATATTCTATGGAATGCCTCGTGATATTCAACTCCGTTCTCTGCAAGTGATGATAATCTTATCGAATCTTTTCTACATACACCTAGTACAGCAGAACCGTCGTCGAATTGTTTAATAACACCGTCGATAAATCCAAATGTTTTATCATCAGAAACAAAAGCTTTTCCAAGAATATGTTCAGCATGTCTACGAGCCTTCTTCTTATTGATAGTCTTACCCGTGGAAACTCGTCCAATATGAAATAACTCCCAATCTTCTATCTGTTCGTTATCCAAAACTTGTTGATCAGCAAATTGGTTGTCTATATTAGCATTAGCTGGCGTGGCTTGATTGCTATCTTGCGTGTCAAGAAGTGACGATAAAGCATCTAATGCAGAATCAGATTTCTAGCCACCGCTCGTTGGATTAGGTTTAGGTGGCTTTTTCTTTGAATCACGATCTGTTTTTGATTCAGGCTTAGTATCAGACTTAGTCTCTGGTTTTGATTCCGTATTATTATCGATAACAGCTCCATTGTTAAGCACTGTTTTCGAATATCCTTTAGTATCCATTGTAACGGCATTGATGTGAACATGAGGTGCACCAATACCAACAGCGTTTGTTTGCAATATACCAGTACGTAAATACCAACCAGCTCCACTCAATCCGTTATATACATCACCATTATCAGCCTTGTGGTCTTGAAAATCACTCCTATCAAACGATATTGATGTATTACCAAGACTACCTCTGATAGTAAACGTTTTTTCTGTAGGATTGTCATTAAACCATTCTCGAATAGCCCTCAACGGTAGATTTGAATCAGTATCAGTACCAAATCTAGATTGCATCACATCAGAGTTAACTTCTATAGATAATCCTTTTATGATTTGTTTTAACTCTTCAACATGATTTTCATTCAACATGTTATAGCCACTCAATGTTCCAACACCATTTTTGGCATCTTTCCATTCTTTGGCGGTTATATAATAAACCGTATTAGTAGCACGATCTACAAACAGTTTCTTTTGAGGTGATAAATATGCAGCATCTGTTATGATAGGTAAGATGAGATTACTTATAGAGCCTATAGTTGCTCCATGCAATCCGTTATATTCTTGACTTAGTAATGATGGATCTTTAAGAACATCCATTATAAAATTGACATCTCCATCAAAAAGAGCTCTTTTTCTAAGTACAATAGGTAGACGTTTAAAACCATTAGGAGCCTCAGCTCTTGGTATACGCTTAGAATATACTATGACACCATTAGGAATACCTTTAGGTACAACATCTAATTGCTGTCTAGTATTACTATCACCATATGTATAAACAGCACCATCTTTTACAAACCCTATGTCATTTAGCATCACACGTGTATCACCAGGAACTTGATTCTCAGCACTAAACTGATACAGATCGTCGGTAATGATACCTAACTTAGGATCTACAACTGGATGACTTTCCTATGATACAACACCGTTTTTCTCTTTATATATCAATCTACCATCTGTACGATACCATTCTGTTACACGAAGGACAGCTTTTTTGCCAGAATGAGTTTGGTTGTATTCAGCAAGCTGTGCAGCTAGATTATATAATGCTTTAAAATTTTCTGTAACAGCATGTCCTGGTAAATTGTTGCCGGCATTTAAGAATAAATAATCACGCGTACCGTTTGGTAAAGTTTTACCAAAGTTATATTCTTTACCTGTTTTTCTATCTATATATGTAATCTTGATCTATATTTTATCAAGATTTTTACCAGTATTAGATATTGTAGCAATAGTCGTTTCTGGTAATCCAAAATCAGCAGCGTTTATTATAGCTGCAAACTCTTTATCATTTTCGGCACGATCACTTTGAATCTACGGGTACGGATTTTCGAAACTAACTGAGAATTTATAAACATATCCATTCTAAAGCTTAATCAAACCTGTTGGTTCTGTAGAACTATTGGCTGGTTTAACTTCTGGTTTCTTGTCAGGACTCGGCTTAGTTTTAGATTCTGGCACAACTTCTGGTTCTGGTTTAGTCTCAGGTTTTGTTTTAGCAGGCTCTGGAGCAGGTTGTGTAGGTTGTTCATTAGTCTTCCTTTCTTCTTCCGCCAATGCTTGTTCGATACAATGATGTATCTGTTGCGTAATATCCCACAACCTTTTAGCTTTTGCATCTATTATATGAATCTCATCAAGAGTATACTGCGCAGGGGGCATATACTCACTAAGAGAGAGATCAAACATGAATTGTTTGGGAAGCTGTCCAACCTGGCTTTCAAATTCAGAAACAGCTTTGTTATAACCTTCGATTGCCGTGTTATATGTATCCAAAACACCTTGAACAAATCGTTCAGAGAATCTAGACATCGTGCTAAAGTTTTCAGGTGAATACTCCACACCATTAAACATTGCTTCTATAAAATCAGAATATACGATTGGAATACGTGGCTCAAGCACAACGTTTGATATCAGTCCAGTACCGTAGTTATAGTCTACAACATACGGCATTAATTCAGCAGTCGTATCCAATCCTAACGATGCTTTCATCAACATTCTATATGCAGTCTGTTGATTAGAGTATTGCGTCTGTGTGCTAAATCTCTGACCCCATGTATCAGCACCATAAACATCAACATATCTACTAGAATAACCTTCACTATCGTAGAATGATTTTGTTGATGTTTTAATATCTATCATATGAATGCCGCCATTTTGATCAATAGCAATAAGGTCAGGTTCTCCAGCAACACGGCCAACACCCTTAAACTCTCCATATAATGTTAGTTTTTCAGATTGTACAACCCAACCTAGGTCATGGAAAGATTTAAGCTATCTTAATACATCTAATATAAGATTCTTTACTACGCCTCTGTTTTTATTAAACCACTCGTCATACGTACGGTTAGATCCGTATTCACCAGATTCAGGAGTTGATGATTGTTTAAAACTGTCATGAGATCTTGTATTAAGTATTTCATCGACAAGTTGTTCTTCAGTACCAACAATATTTTCATAACCTTGATCCAATACACGTTGTACGACATAGTTAACAACACCTTCTACTACATTACCAACATGTACAGATGTACCAGGTTCTGTCGATGCTATGACATGTGCAACATCGCTAACTATACCAAAAAACTCGGCTGGATCAAACGGTCCTGCGTCCTTTAGATATTTCAAATATATATTCAGATCATGAACTGCTTGCGCAGAAAGCGGATGTCTCTCAAGGCCTGGTTGTTTCTAAAAATCAACAATTGTGACATGGCTGTTGCTCCAACGATCACGCTCAAGTTTTACATACGCGCCATTTTTTATAACATCTTCTATTATATTTACTACCTCCTAAACAATCTCTTCATCAGACATTGGTTCATTATAAATCTACTCAAAAGTATTGATCATATGATCAATCGACCTCTTAAGATTTAAAGTTTGTGCAGGAATAGTTGCATGAACACGTCTGAATCGTTGTATCTTACCGTTAACTTTTATAAAATAAGCCTATCCTGTTAATTCGTAACCATCAACACCAACTTTTAACTTGTCTTCAGCACGTTTTTTAGCAAGCATTTCGACAGTTTTTTGTTGAGGAGAAAGCGTAGTCTTATCCGTAGTTACAGGTTTATCAGCAGGTTTGGTAGATGTAGGCTGAGTAGGTTGTGTTGGCTGTTCTGGTTTAGAAGGCTCTGTAGGTTTAGTAGGTTGCGCTGGTTGAGCAGGTTCAGGTTTAGTTGTAGGTTTCTGATCAAATTTAACAGTATAGTTTACACGATAACCTTTCTTAGACTTAAACAATATACACTTCTTTCCATTCTTATCTAAGTATACTGGTGTTTGACGACCATCTTTATACGTATAAACATCATCTGTTTTAGTTAAACCTTTATCTGAAACGATCTTATCGATCTTTTTCTGTTCAGGACTCTTGTTTAGTTCATCTAACTCGTGATCAATTTTCTCAATCAACTTTGTCGCGTTTGCATCTCCAGGATATTGTACATCTGTAACAGCAGCTCCTAAGTTTTCAGATAGATAGTTTTTGTATTCAACAAGTTTAGCAGCAATTGTTTTATCACCGGATCTGGCATTTTTAATAGCATCTGCTAACGACATACCACGTTCAACAGTTGCAATAGGATTACTTACAATCTTGCCATTGTGATAAATGATTGGAGCATCTAGTGACTTCAAACGTTGTTCATCAATACGCAACTTATCATTCTAAACATAATCATTTTCAATATCATTGCTCTCAATAACATCGTGATCAGACATAGATCTGTTCCACATATACCCTGTAGATGCCATACTGTCTCCAAGCACGCCTACAGCCTCATAGATGTCAATAGAGTTTGTTTTACCAGCAACCTTTAGTAGTTTGTAAAGCTGTGCATACGTATTAAGAACATCGTTCTTTGAAAGATCTAATATCTATATCTTAGATAGTATTGTACGCATCACATCGCCATTATGTCCGTCAACTTCTTTTATGAGTTTGACAAGTTCTGTATATGCGTCATTTATAAGACCTTGTTTCTCAGAGATAATATCATTTTTATTGACAACTGTTTGTTTAAGATTGCCAAGTTTGTCCCAACGTACTGTCACATAAGTACCATCTTTTCTCTGGTATACTTTATGTGAAATACCTTTTTTATCAATATGAACTTTACCTTCAACTTTAGTAAGCTTATTTTTTTCAATCTACTTCGCAAGATCCTTAGCTTCACGTTCTTGTTCACGTTGTTTGCGTCTCTGTACTTTCTTCTCATGTTTAGCAATAGCTGCATCAACTGCTTCGTTAGATTTACCTTCGTACTTAGGATTTGATTTGATAAACGCTTTGCGTTTTTCATCAGCTTCCTTCTCAAGTTTACGTTTTAATTCAGCTCTGAGTCTAGCAGCTTCTTTAGCACGCTTCTCTGACTCTTTGGCTTCTAACAATTGCTGTTTTGCTTCGCCAACTTGTTGTGTTACTAAACCTATGTTGGAACTATTTTCGTAGCTATATGCAATCTTAATCTCGGGTGCAATACTTTCAACCGTTTCTTGATATTCATTAGATTTCGACACTTCGTCCTGATCTTCTAGAGTAAATATCAAACGTTCTTTAATGGGAGACTCTTTTGTTATATTTAATACGTACCCGTCTTGACTTACAGTCTAATCGTCTTTTAGTTTAGTATTTTCATCCGCTTTGATACGGTTTCCTTTTTCATCGAGAGCATATTCTGTAGTAATATTCCGTAGTTTACTCCAGCCGCTTTCATAAACTTCACCAGCATCTTTATCGGCTTCAAGCTCTTCATCCGTCTTAAACGCGTCAGATGTAAGCTCATTCCAAAACACATCGTTGTCATTACGAGCTTCCTTTATCCTATTCCAAATAGTATTAAACCCACTCGGTTTATCGACAACAACTTTGTCTTCTCCATTCTCATCTTTAACAATCTTCGTGGTACCAGTAATCTGTTCTAATGCAGCACTGGCATTTTCCATGTTGAATTGTTCGAGATATGATTGTCTGTATATATCAGCAAGTTTATCTTGAGCTTCTTGATCTACGGATACTGCTGCAATATCATCAAGAGTGTTGATAGATTCTCCAACATGTAGATTATAACCTTTGTCATCAACTCCGATTTTTGCAGAATAAAGTCGTTGGGCAAAGTCAGATAATCCTCCAACTCTAACCTGTTCACCAGTCTCAGGATCTGTTTGATATTGTCCATTTTTTACAATATCAATCTAATGCTCAATACCGTCAATGTATTTACGCATAGTAGCTCTATTAACACCAGCTTTTAGAGCATCTTCAAGCTCTTGCTTAGTCTCAAGTAACGCTTGTAGTCTAGCGAGACGTTCAATAAACGGTCGTTTTAGATCATGTTCAGCACCATTAAATCTAGGATTGTTCCATAAAGCTCTAGGTATACCAGCATCCTCAAGTACTTGTTCATTAATAATACTAATACTATTTAGTATCTTATTAGCTTCAGCATTACGCTCACTTTCGTTCTTAGCAAACTGTTTTGACTTATCAAGAAGATTGTCGGCAGCCATCATATACGTAGCAACAAATGCGCCATAGTCATCACTATTGGTGTCAACTCCAGCACGTTCAGCCATCTCTTGCATACGTGTAGATCTGGTTAATCCAACGGCTCTTCTAAAGTCAGCATATTCTTTATCTACGTTATCAGTAGACGTTATATACTCACCAGTATTCTCATATTCCTTTTGATTTAGCTCCTTAAAATTAGCAAAAGCTTTTTCAATTGCCTGTAATCTGTTTGAGCGTGTTATCCCTTGTTTTACACCAGCTTTTATTTTATCCCATATGCCAGACTGTTCTCTTGACGAGTTAGAATAATGCATGAGCTTATCTAGCTTATCGTTGGCGATAACATTTTCAGTGAGCATGTTCTCAATTAAGAACTTATTAGCACTTTTCTCTTCAAGATACGGGCTTATAGAGTTCATAATACCAATTGAACCAACGTGTGTTAAGCCAGCTAACATACCACCCTTAATCTCAGCAAGTCTGTCCTTATCTTTAGTTTTAAGTATGCCAATAGGATCGAGTGGTATTGAAAGTATATCTCTACCGACATCAAGACCTGTTAAGAAATCATCGAATGCAAGACTTATAACATCGGTTCTTAATTGACGTTCATCATAGCCTTTCTTAAAGTCTTCTGCATTCTAATACTGTTTACCTTCCTCAACACCTTCTGAAATATTAGATATACCTAGACGTTTAGCTAATTCCAAGCCATAACTCTTGTTTTGCAGATAGCTCATTTCAACAAATCTATCACCAAGAATTCCTTTAGCAGGTTTAGCATTAAACTTCTTCAACCATTTGATATTCACTCTATCTACTGCATTGACGACTCTGTGCCATTTATCAGTAATACTACCCAAAAGCTTTTTAAAACCAGGATCTCCGAACGGCATTCCTATATATCTAAACGCAGTGTTTGCGGCTCCGCTAATACCACCACCAATAGTTGTTCCTCCAACACCAAGTGGTGAAAACAACTTAGAACCCGTTTTAGCACCAGCTTTAAATGCAGAACCTATTTCATACGCCTCTCTAGCAAGACCACCCTTTTTACGTAAGTATCTAGGTATTGCGCTAGCTCTCTTATAGAACTTCCAGTTTTTGAGACCCATTGTTTCTGAGACACTCTTACCGAATGGCATTACTTCCAACACAGTATCAATTAGATTGTCTGCTGTAGTGGCAACCATATCTTTTGTAAACAAAGCCTCAATATCTTTATGAGTATTAACCTTAGCTCTATTTATATCAGATTTATTCGATACAATCTAACCGGTTAGATACATATCAACAATCCTAGAATCTGGAACAGATATATTCTTAGGTAATTGAGCACGACCATCTTTTATAAACTGCTTATACTTAGGCCTGTTTTCACCACCAAGCATTGCCGTAAACTTTTCACGAGCAGCTGTTGCAACTTCAGCTTGGTTCTCATCAATACCAGCAGCATAATTCAATCCAAATACTATTGGAGCTGCTGCTGCAACAGATGCACCTCCTGTAAACGGAGCTGCTAGTCCACCTGCAGTACCTATAACTGCAGACGCAATTTGAGTTCTCCAAGATGTACCAGATGAACCCATTACACCAGACATCTTATATAAATAAGTATCTGCATCAAAGAAATCCATACCTGGAGTATCTCTTTTAGCAACAAATTCAGGGCTTATCCTACGTTCATAATATGCAGCATCTTTTAGATTACGTTCGACATTAGCTTGTAACAGCGGCTTGATGTCAGCAATGTTACGTAACGATTGTTGCAATGCATTACGTTTTTCAGCATCACTCTTTGATTTTAAATCGTACAACGGTGCTTTTGCATCATTCAACACATCTCGCAAAGGCGTTGTTTCCCACATGGGATTAAAAAAGTCTTCAATGGCTTTTCTGGTCTTATCAATCATTGCACCAGCTGATGTAGGATCTGCTTTCTCAAGTATATCAACATCCTTTTGGTACGCATTTAAAATATCTGCTTGTGCGTATTTAGAATCACGCACCTGATACAAGCGCTTTAAATACGACTGCTTCATCTTAGGATCTGACGTCTTAATAGCTTGATCATTCAGAATAGCTTCTTGTTGTTCAAGATACTCTATCTTTTTCTTAGCATCGAGGACTTTTAAGTAATTGTTGATATGATCTTCATACTTACTAAGTCTTTGCAAGGCACCAACTCCAGAATCAGCTTGTGTTGAATTAAGCCTACTGAGATATGAGAGTGTATTATCAGGCGTAATAAGCTTGTTTAATCCCAAACCGTCTATGTGCGAAAGTACTGATAAATTTAAATCAGCATTTATTCCACCACTAAGTACGTCCACAAGAGCAGCTTTAGTATCATCTAATTTGTCGTTATCAGGCTGCATTTTCCACATTGCTTGCAACTGTTTACCCAATGATACTTCTTCTGGATTATCGGATTTAATAAGCGTATTTACAGCATTTGCACGTTTTTTATTTAACTCAGCATAAGCTTCCGTGTAGCTACGCCTTATTGCTTTAGATTCATTTTCATGAGCAGCTACAGCATAGTTAATAGCTTCTCTATTTTTAAGTAACTCATATCCAACATGTATCGTTGGATCTAAGACGTCACCGTGTTTCTTTCTACGCATAATTTATTTTATTATATTATTCCATTGCAGCACGTTCTTCCTGCATAGCTTGGTTTCTAGCAATACGTGATTTTGAATAAGCAGATCCACCCCACTCTTTATCACCTTTAATATTAAGAGCTGCTTGAGACCCTGAAATATCTGTCATAACTTGTATATCAACATAGCCAGGTCTCTTACTATCAGTTATACCAAAGTGACCCCAACGAGATCTGTATTTATCAGGATCAAACCCTCTCTTCTTCAACTCAGCTTTACTAAAAGTAGCTTTGTGTACAATAAGTCCTCTAATACCCTTAGAATATCTAAGACCTGTTCCGGCTCCATATTGAGCAGTATTTACATCTCCAGGAGCTATTGTGAATGTTAAACCTTTAATGGCTCTGTCTAATTTACGCTCAGGAGTCTTATAAGAATATCCCATTCCTGTTACAACTAGAACTTTGCCAATAGTCGCAAGTGTTGTTTCTGGGCCAATAATACCCTGATAATTCTAAACTTTTCCATTCTTATCTTTAACCTCGGACATAGGAATTGCTGACCTTAGTATTGCTGCCGAAGCGGCATCTCGCTGTATCAAATAGTCTTGGAACGCCCTGTTGACATCGGCATCATTAAGATTGGTTCCGCTAATGCCTTGTTGTTCTCCAATATACTCAGCTCTATGTTTACCACCAGGCATTTCGTATTCTTTGCGAGCTATACGATATTGGTCAAAACTTCTCCAGAAAGCAGTTCCTTTTGCTCTGTGCCATGATTTATTGAAATTCTTAACAAGCCATTTCTCTGCTGCTTTATAACCTTTCTTGCGAGCAACATCGAAATAATGATTAGCCATTCTTCTACCAGTCCATGCTCTTCCAGAATTATCATATACTGGTGAGTTCTGATGAGCACGTAAGAATGCACTATACGTATTGTTAGCCTTAGCTTTAAATGAGGCTAAATACTTCTCATCACGTTGTTGTAAATTAGTAGCAACATCATCAAGAAGTCTATCATAGACACCACGTGCAATGCTTTCATTTCCAGACCCGCTCAATGGAGCTCCTGTATTAGGATTTAGTTCAGCAGATATCATTGCACGTCCTGCAGCTTGTTGATCAGCCCAGTATTTATAAGCAAGATCTTTATTGAATCTGGCATCTTCACGATCCTGTTGGAATCTTAATTTCTGCATATCATTAGCTTGACCTTGTGCCATAACAGCGAACTGATCAGCAGATTTAGTTGGCTCCATAATACGAGCTGAATTAGCTTGTATCACATCTTGAACAAACTGTCTATCAATTTCATCTTGAGTTATTTCAGCAGGATTCTTACCAGCAGCTATATACTGCTTACGTACGACATCTGCTGCACGATCTCTATAGTATTTATACAAAGTGTCGTTCTGCACACCAGGAACTCTTTGCCCTATAACTCTTTCAAGATCTCCTTTACTTATACCCTGATACTGATATCTCGGATCATACTTCACACCAAAACTCTTAACCTCTGCTTGTGTAAGCTCATGAGGCTTTAGATCTTTAAACATTGGAGACGTATAGTCGTACAAAGATTCATACTTATATGGTGCTGTACGTTCCCAAATTCCGTCATCGATAGTACTCCAAGTAGATAGATCAACAGGTCTACCATATTGATCTCGCAAAGCAAATTGTTCAAATCCGGGATCATATAGGCCGTTGGCCTACATGGTTCCTCGGTTCTTTACGTATTCATCTGCTATCTTAGCTGATTGTCTGATCTGATTTAACTTAGCAACAGGTGCTTGGTTAATAAGCTTCTGTATAAGAGCTCGACCTTCAGCAGATCGTGTTGGGTCTATACCCTTGTCATACATGTAGTTTATAGCATCTCTAACAGGTTTCAATGTGTTATCGTACCAATAATCAACATCTCTTGCAATAGGGCTTGTAAAATCACCATACAGCTTATTAAACTCCTTAGTCTCCTGCAAACCCTTTTCATACATATCTCTTGCAGCATTGATAGATGCTAGCATGATCTGAGAATCATATAAATCTTTTGTGGGTAATTGTATCCACTAGTCTTTTGAATATATCATCTTAATGTCATTTTAGGAGTGAAGTCATAATGTATAGGTTGTTTCCACGGATATCTTACTGAATACATGTTAGCAAGTGTTGCTAGATCAAGAGGCTTTGAACTAGCCTTTCTTTTCAAATTCCTTTCGTATTCAGATAACTGCTCCTGTTCGTCTAAATCTATCTGTTGCTGATATAGATCAAGCATGTTAATACCCTGCTTACGTTTGTATTCATTAGACATATAGCTGTTGAGATAATCCATAAAGTTACGTAAACCTACCTGCATGCCCTGCTGTCTTGCAGCATGTGCTGATGCATAGTTCTCATAATCTTGAGCACTGGCAGCCATTCTACGTTTAGCATAAGCATCACCAGCGTTAATCTTAGCTTGAGCAGCTTGTTGTGCTAACTGAATATTCTGTAGTTCAATATCATTCAAGGCCTTGGCATTGTTAGCCATTGTACCAAGAGCTAATGCAATTCTACCAGCACCTCTTTGTCCACTTGTTAATCCGCCAATATTACCAACTTGATAAGCTGCTCGTCGTTCTGCATCAGCATTTGCTCTAGCTATAGCATACGGATTGATTCTAAACGAATCCATTTGATTAAGTGCAGCCTGTTCGTAAGGATTACTAGCATATACATCAGATCCTTTTGGACGCTGATTTTTGGCCTAGAAATACTGTCCAAGAGATAACAGTGCTCCGGTACCAGTTGGTATGATCGTATCTAATATTGTCGGACGACCGTCAGCATATCCAGGCAAACGATCCTTTCCACATCTGTATGACGGATAATAACTCATCATTTCTCTATCTTGTTTTTGTTCATCAGCTTTGTTATTTAGAAAATCAACAATCGGCTTCTTCAACTTGTTTATCTCTTGTTGGTTTATGTTATCTGTATGTTGACCAACAGTGCCTCTGAGCTGATTTAATTTATTGTTCGTACGTATTTCGTACTTCTTATTTATTTTCTCAAGTGCTTGTATATATGGAGCAACTTCGTCTTTATATTTATAACCAGTTCTTAGATTAACGTTGTCTCCAAATACAACAGACTGGTCTCTTAAATTAGCTAACTGATCATCTTTATTAGGTGCTCCTTTACTCACATACGTACCTGTTGCGTTATCAACAGATTCTCCATCAAATATAGATTCTCCTCCACTAACTCTAGCATTTGGTTTAGCACTTGTTAGCCCGATCGGACTCCACACACGTTCAGTACTTAACCTACCATTTAATCGCATACCTTTATCCTTACCTTTCTTAGCACCATATAACATCTAATTAGAAGCATCTCCATTCTCTTGTATATACTTATTTTGAAGGTAATCTGACTAAGCAGATGCTTGTGCGTAATTATTATTTCTATTAACTGTTTGTTGAGCATCAAACAATCGTTTACGAGCCTGAGCCTTTCTTTTACCAGAACCAAACAATCCTGTTACGAGTCCTACAGCAGCTCCAATACCAGCACCAACACCAGTGCCTAATCCTGGAATAACACTTCCCAAGGCTGCTCCTGCACCCATCGCTCCAAGAGTATTCATCTTGTTTTGAGAAGAGACTTTTCTCATTTGATCAGCGTAATCAACATCATTCTGTCTCGTATATCCAAAATCACCTGTATTTACGTAAGATGATCCGCTTTGCTGCATAAGTGATTGTGTACTATCTGTTGAACCAAATGCGTTTATAGCAGATCCTACAAACTGAATTGCAGGCTGTACCAAACCTCCGTACTTATTTATATCGAACGGAGTCTTATTAAATGATGCAGGAGCTTGTAGTTTAGGAGGAGTGTTAATCAACTTAGGCATAGCTCCTGACAAATCAACACGTCCATTTCCAGATGGAACAGTCATGCCAGTATATGTTGCAGGATATGGATTATTATAATAATAATCAGCAAAACTCATAGTATTTGGGTAATTTGTTAATCCATCTATC